CTCGATTCGCCTCTCTTTTTCTGTTTCCTGCCCGCCGCAGTTTGCGGGCACTGCCCCGGCAGGACGGCCAGCGGCCCCCTGCCCCGTTACGATCACGGATCGTATCGTTTTTTTATTATAGCATGAAACCATGGAAAGAAAAAGCACTTTTTACAAATGAATCGTGAATGGTGGATGAAGAGACGAACTCTGGCGTTCTATTTTATTTAATACACTTTTTCTTCATTTGTTCTTTGAGCTTCAGGGATTCACGATACTGTTCCGCCGGGGCGAGCTCTACGAACTCAACCGACTTATCATAGTTGTCCTTAATCACCTGTTTGATTTCGTCCAAAGAGACGTTGAAGAACTCGCGGCGCTGGTTGACAAAGTTCAATTTACGATCAGCAAAGGCGTTGTGAAGCGCAGCCTCCAGTTTTGGGGCATCGTTGGAGAAGATCATCGCATGTACATCGAAGTTAAACGGCACTGATGCATCACCCAGTTCATCCACACGATCCTGCGGGTCAAGACGGCGTGTCATACCGATTTTGTAGACGTTTTCGCCAAAGGCACCAATGTTAGAAATGACATACACATAACCGGCACGCTGGTTTGCTTCGCGGTAATCAACATCCGCAAATTCTTTATCGATCTTATCAAGCTGTGCCACAAGCTCTGCCTTTTTCTCCTCGATGGCAGCACGATCAGCATCCGACGCCGCTTCAAGTTGTGCATTGATACGCTGCAATGCATTCTGATAGTGCTGCTGCTCTTTTTCAAGTTTTTTGCGTTCCTCCTCAATTTCCTTCGCCAGTTTGGCTTCCTCGCGCATTCTGGCACGTACTTCCTTCTGTTCTTCCTTTTCCTGCTGCTTTTTCTGAGCATATTCAAAGGCGAGATGAAGTTCTTCAATTTTCAGCCGGTAATATTTCGGCTGAATGCTAACCTCCATAATTGTACCCAATTTGGAAATCGCATCCCGCGAAGCCGTAATTCTCTTTTCACTGGCATCAATATTGCTATACTTAACGTGTTCGATCACATCATCACATTCGGAATTGAATGCCCGAAGGAGAAGTTTCTGCATGTCAGAGACCATCTTCTTGCCTTTAGACGCATTTCCATTGACTGTCCAGTTCATATTGCCACTAACGGCCGTTTTATTTTTGATCATGTCCTTCTGCTTTGCGCGAATTTCCAAAAGGTGCGCCTTATACTCGTCTGCATTCATAAAAGAGTACCGAGGAGTATAAAGACCAAAACTCTGCATCAGAACTTCTTCATTCGTTTCAATGAGCTGGTCTTTTGCCTGTTGAAGTTCTTCCAAGGCATCTTTCAACTCGCTGTTGCGGCTTTCAAGGTTTTCTTGGACACGAGCGAGTTCTTCACGCGAATCTTTGATTTCACGATTGATGTCGTCCAGTGTGCGGCTCTCAGATGGCATTGCATCTCGCAGGCTCTGCATTTCCGCATTCAGCCGTGCAATTTCTTCCTTTTCCTTTTTACCGAATAAAGACATTTTGCTTCTCCTATAGTCTGTTACTCTAAATTTCTTCAATAGCAATGTAGTTTATTTTTGCAACATCCTTCAACTCCGAGGTCTTATTTTCCAATAATTGCTGTATTTTTAATGAACAATCAGATTTTAGAAGATACGCATCAAAATCCTCTCTCCATCTTGCAACTAGTCGATTTCTTTTATCTATGCTTGACGTCTTCTTTATTCTTTCTTTCAAATCAATCGCAGTACCTATGATAAGCCCTTCCCAATACTCATCAATGTTAATTTTTTGTTTGTAGCCTTTTTTCACAGCTCTCTGCCATCGATCATATAGCTGCTTGGGCGTTGCTGCCATCGTTAAATCCGTTTTTGCGAGTATAAATTCGCCTTCTTCAAACAATTCTTTAGCTCTTGCACTTTCTCCAGTCAATCTCATCACTTTCCTTTCTACAATTTATTTAATTTTTATTATACCATGAATTAGTATGCTCTGCAACGCTCCGAAGCGCCCAAATACTGAACATTTCAGCCCGTTGAAAGTGGGGTAAATCGGGGGCGATAGTAACACACTAATAACACGGTATCACGCCTTTTTTGCATAGTCAAGGCTGATCCATCCAGCCCCGCTTTTCAGCTTGCCCCATTTGGTGGCTCCGGTGCCGGTGCTTTCTGCCACGATGGTATAAACACCGGGCTTGATGAAGCCATTCTTCCCGTAATTGGTGCCGGGGCCTTTTCTGATATACAGATCAGAAATAGTCACCCGCACAAGATAAGGGGTCACAGCGCCACCAGCGCCGCCCGTGGCGCTGTTTCCGGTGCTGGGGGTAGTAGTTACACCCCCGCCCGTAGAAGTGCCGCCAGAAAGCCGCCTGTTGACCTCTGCGGCAATTTCATCATGAAGGTTATAAAGATAATCACCGGGGCAAGCCTTATTAGCAAACCACCGGTGAACCGTCATAACCATTTCATTTGCCTTGGGGGTATAGGCAAGGGTTTTGTTCTTGTCCCCGAACCACAGGATTTTAGTTTTCCCGTTGCGCTTGCAAATATCGGTCACAAGGTCAAGAAGGCCGGAATATGCCTGATCCGTAACCTTGTAAGGGTGGGTGGTATCACTCGCAACCTCAATGGTTACGGCTCTGTTATCGTTGGCTCTGGAAGAACTGCACCAAGAACGATCCTTTTCTTCCACATACATTCCAACCCGGCCATCCTTGCCAATGCCATAGTTGGAAGAAGCCTGTTTGGAAGTGGGGGCAAAGATGTTCCCAAGGGTTTCAACCGTACACTGACCAACCACACAATGAATGGTGATCCGGTCAATGGTGTGGTTGCGGGGGCTGGTTTTGTTGGGGGAAATTTTGGTGTAGCTGACAAGATTACTGTTGCTCATTTTCGGTGTCCTCCTTTACAGGTTCAAGGGTGGGAATTTCTTCATAGTTCACAACCTTGGTCATATCACACAGGGTATCAATCAAATTGCCAAGGGCTTCAGTGTCAACCGGATAGTTGATATACTCGGCGGAAGTCTGAACCATAGCCATCACCCATTCCTTACGGGTTGCGCCATCGGAAAACTTCTGTTCCGCTTCTTCCATCAGATTGATCATCAAACCCAACAGGGCCGCCCAATTCTTTTCTTGCGTGGCCTTCTGGACATACTGCACCAGCTTATAGGCCAAAGGAACACAGGTGGCAAGGCCGGTCAAAACGGCCACAATCAGGGAAATAATCTGTTCAGCGTTCATGGTGTTCATCCTTTCTTATAATTCTTTTGCATCATTGTAGACTTCCGGCCCATACTGTTTCCGAAGTTTGATTCTGTTTTCAGCTTTTGCCTTGGAATAGTAAAAGCCGGTTGCCGTAGCCAGTTCAGCGAATATGGCCGGGATCAGATATGCAAGGGGGGAAGTGTCCCCGGTTCTCCAAACAATGGCGAGAGTAAAGGCCGTTACAATCAATGTAACGGCCCCTACACATCCTAACCAGACTTTGGAGAATTCCCGCTTTTTAGTTCTCATTTACCGGGGTTGTCGGAAGTTCCAAGAATTTTTCATGAAGATCATCCATTACCCCATTCACCCCCAAAGAATGATATTGCTTCCAACAGTTTTCAAAATTTTCCCTTGCATAAATCGGGGCATATCCCCGTTCTGACCACTTGTTATAATCACTGATCATTTGGCTTCTCAAAAGCGCCTGAATCCCCGCTTTCAGGGCCTTGGAATCTTCTGAATTGTGCTTGATCAGGGTGTGAAGGTATTTGAAAATCCCGGCGATCACAGCGGGAACCCCAAGCAAGCACAGCCATTGGTAAACCGTCATTGGATCACCCCTTTCTGATCAGGTCAAAGATATATTGCAAATCTTCAACCGGGGCATTGTAAAAGGCATAGTTCCAAAGCCAATGATCTTCATGCTCCGGCCTTTTGTACTTTTGACAAAGGGGATCGGCCCAAATCTTATTCCACCGGCTCTGGTGGTTTTTGTCCCGCCGCTCCAACTGGATCAGGATAGCAGATACCAAATCACCCCGTTCCCGGCCCCGTCCATCATCGTTCTGACTGAAGAAGTCAAAAGCGTTTTGGCTGGTGATCCCGCAAATTTGCTTTCCATTCCACATAAGAAAACCGCCCTGATTGATCAAGGCGGTTCCGTACGGAATATTTACATGGCCGCAAATGGCTTCAAACTTGGCCCGTTTGCGGGTGATATAGTTTTCATGTTCCATTAGGCCACTTCCTCCCAACCATACACGCCGGGTTCCCAAACATTGTTCGCCGTGGTAGAAGTCCAATGCTTTCCGTTATGGCTCACCTTGGCCCCCAAAGCATAGGCATCATGCGCCCCCACCGGTTGCGACCATTCCGGCCATTCTTCAGCCGGATCACTGGTTTTACTCCAAAGGCTGACAGCGGCATCAGGTGTCCAATCGGCTTGGGAAGTATGGGCCTGAACACACTTGTAAAGGGTTCCATTGTAACGGCGGATTTGCCCAACAGTATAGTTGATGGGATATGCCCATTCAGCGAAAAGTTCAGCGTGTTCCGCCGCTGTTTCAGCATCAATGCTTCCAGCTTCCGCCATTGTGACAAACATGATACTTCCGGTGTCGGTGGCCTTCTGAATTTCCACACCGGCATCAGTTTCTTCCAAACTGACGGTTTCCAGCCCTTCCAAGCTGTCCCGGCCAAGCAAATGGTACGGTGTCCCTTCAAAAACAATGCCCGAAGCATTCTGCTCCGGGCAAAGGACATAGCAACCATTTTCGGCCTGCATGATATAGTTCAATTTTTCGGTCAAGCCAAGGCTTGCCCCATCTTTGATGATTCTGAACATTTTGCACCTCCGAAAAAGATAGCGTGATAAAGCCGCCGCAACTTCAGTAAGCGTCCATGATCATTGAAGTTCCGGTAATATGCGCTTTGGCATTCCATGTACTGTTCAATATCAGAAAACAACCGCTTCCCTTCCACAAACTCCCGGTGGAACAGTTTCAACTTTCGTCTTGCCCGTTTTACACCGTCCCGGCTTCCATTCACCTTGATCTTCCCTGTTTCCGTCAGCGTGAACCGTGCCTTGCAGAACCGGAAGGGTTTTGTCAGGGGAATGATTTTGCATTTGCGTTTGTTCACCCGTATTCCAGCGGCTTCAAACCGCCGAACAATTTCATGCCCAAGTTTCTTCAGGGCTTCCACATCTGGAAGGATTAAATAATAATCGTCCATGTAATGGCCGAAACAGTGAACCCCGGCTTGGCATTTGATCCAATTATCTATTGCGCTGGGCATTGCCACCATTTCCTGTTGGGATGGTTCCACGCCCAAGGGCAAGCCCCGGCCCGGTGTCGGGCAAGGGGATGTTTGGATCACCATATCAGCCAAGGCCCGAAGATCAGGGTTTGGAATGAATTCTTGGTGCCGCTGATATAAAAGCGCATGGGGCGCATTTGGGAAGAAGCCCTTCAAATCCAACAGCAACACAGCACCTTCCCGGCCATAGCGCCGGAAGTGCCAATGAAGCTGTTCCTTCAACCGCCGAAAATGCCAGTGAAGGCCCTTGTTCCTTTGGCTTGCCCCATTGTCGTAGATCATACAGGGGTTATACAACGGAACCAGAACTTCATTACAAAGAACCTTGTGGATTTGGCGATCAGTGATATGTGGGGCATCTATTGGGCGAACTTTCCCACGCTCCCTTAAAGTGAAATGGGTACACTTCATAGGCTTCCAAGCCTGATCCAAAACATTCTTCCGGCGCTTGGCTGTCCCGGAAAACAGGTGGGCTTCAAAGTTTTGAACACTTTGCTTCCACCGCACTCCATTACAGCACTTCCGGCCATACATGAACATTTTGCGATAGCTGAAAACCTTGTTGATTGGCCCAAGTGCATCACACCGGGCCTGTTTTCTTTCTTGCCGCTTTGCTTTGCGGCGCTAGTATCTTGCTTCATGCCGTTCTTGGCTTGTCATAATAAAAAGTATTCGCCTTTCGTACAGATATTTTGTAGGGTGCCATCTAATCTGCTTTGCCCCGACACATGAAATGGGTTAGACACATACCCCACCATGCAAGAAGCGTCCGTGTAAGGGCATCAAAGGGCAGTTTTAGGGATTTACACCCAAGGAAGTGCAACTCCTTTTACATCGGTCGTCTTTCACCTGAAATCCAAAAGCCGGTTTTCTGTTACTCCATTTGACCGTGTATATTTGCAAAATCCGGGCCGCAACCCACCAGAATTGTTAGCGTTATTGTTGTTGTAGTTGCCATCAGTCCACACAATCACGAAATTGTTATTGTTGTTGTAATTAGGGGAACGAAGGCCCCACCAAACCGCCGAAGGAAACATTCACAGTTGCACACCTAATAGAAAATCATGCTTTTTGTTTTCCGCTTACACTCTTGATAGCCCCCTTCAGAAGTTCATTTTCCTTGTCAATCAGTTCACCCAAATTTTGGGCCATTTTATCCAGCTTTTCCAGCTTTTCCACGGCATCTGCGGATTTCACCGCAACGCCTTTGGAATTGGTAAACGCCCCTTCCGGGTTCTGGTTCAGGATCAAATAACAATGGGTCAGGCGCACATCAAGCGCCATAAGGGAAGCCCGTGCTTCAAGCAAATGGGCCTTCCGCAATTCAATCCGCTGGGCATCTGAAGGGTAAATGCTGTTTGCCTTTTCAGCATGATCAATCACTTCACCGGCCAGCTTTGCAACCGGTTCAGCGATCAAACGGGAATACCTTGCAGATAAGCGGGTAAGAAAATTGATGGTTTCAATGTAAACTTGGTTGGCCGTGTTGATGAACTCGGCCTTGCTTGTGGTTCTTTTCTGCTTTAATACCGACATAGATTCACCCCTTTCCGGGCCATCTTTTCAAGTATAGCATAAAACCACGAAAAAAGCCAATTTTCAAAATTTGCGTCGGGCGCTTACGCGCCCATTATTTTTTTTTATTTTGTCCGTCCCGGAACCGCCCCCTTGCGGGGGCGGGATGGGGGCCGGATCATCCTGCGGGGGATTAGGCGGCAAAGCCGGGCCGCAACCCACCAGAATAGTTAGCGTTATTGGTGTTGTAGCGGCCATCAGTCCACACAATCACGAAATTGTTATCGTTGTAGTAACGAGGGGAACGAAGGCCCCACCAAACCGCCGTGGACACGGCGGAATGTTTATAAGCAACCTTGCTGTTACCAGCCTTATAGTAATCATACTGAAGCTGGTAATTCTGTTCATAGGTGTTTGCAATATAGCGGGTGCCGAATACTTCAAACTCTGCCAAGTCAAACAGGTAATCAGTGGTAGCATTCACATTGCTTTGAACATTGCCGCTTCCGTTTGCTACATTGTCGGTGTATTTGGTCACAGGTTGCATCACGGCCCGCAAGTCAGAAGGAAGCGCCGCCATAAGGCTGTTGGAAACCGGGCTGGTAGGGGTTCCACTGTTCCCGTACAGGGTAGAACGCCTATAACACGATTTCCAGCCGCCATTATTGGTGTTTGAAGTATTCCAGTTGAAATAACCGGAACCGCTCATACCGCTACCATAATTCGCATCACAAAGGGCAACCGGTGTGGTTCCAATTTTTCCGATCTGGAAGTGAATTCGGTTGCTTCCTTCTCTGGAAGCGTTGTGATTGAAGCCCAAGATGAAAACATTGATGGAAAGATTGCTGAAGGTGGTGTTGCCAACCTTGCCATTGATTGTGATGGGCTTCATATCACCAACCGCCCAATAGTTGGCCCCCTGTCCGGCGCTACTCACTTGGCGAATGGTTGCCCAATCATTATCAGAAAGGGTGCTTGTGGGAAGTGTGACGGACACGGAACAGGTTTTGCTTGCGGGTGCCGTGTGATTGGTGCCAGCGGCCACGCTGACGGTTACTGTGGCGCTTCCTTTGGCCTTGCCGGTAACAGTTACCACATTCCCGGAAACGCTCACAGAAGCCACGCCAGGGGCATTAGAAACGGCGCTGATTGCGCCATTCCCGGCCCGTGTTACCGTGATGGTATCAGACATTTTGGAAACATTCAGGGAAATAGAAGATTTGTTCAAAGAAAGGCTTCCAGCGGCCTTTCCAATCGTCCAAGCAACGGTTTTGGCGTTGGTGGTTCCATCGTTCCATTTGTAGTTTGCGCCGGGGGTAAAAGTGGCGTTGTAGCTTCCGGCATTGGTGCCGCTGGTAGTTCCCCCAAGGGTCATTTTCCCGGAATCATAGTTGGCCCAAGTAGGGCTTTGGGCGGCTCCGGTATAAGTAAGACTTCCACTTTGAGAAGGAACCGGCATAGAAGCCCTTCCAATCGTCCATGTGACTTCCCGTGCCGTTTTGGTTCCATCACTCCATTGGTATTTTTCTTTCGGGGTGAAGGTTGCCGTATAAGTTCCCGCATTGGTGCCGGTAGTCACACCGCCAAGGGTCAAAGCGTTGGGATCATAGCTGTTCCAAGAAGGGCTTTGGGCTTGCCCGTTATAGGTCAGGGTTCCGTTCTGTGTGGGAACTACATTGATAGTGAATGCAATGCTGTTCACAGCTTCCAAGGCCGCATCAGCGGCATCTTGGGCATTCTGCGCCGCTTCTACACAGGTGTTGATCTGCCCCAACAGATAGGGGTGGGCTTCTTCATCTTCATTGTGGGTTTTTACCTTGCTTTCGGCGGTTCCCTTCTGGTCATAGTTCATTTCAGGAAGTTGTTCAGCCGGAACCTTCCCATTCACCAAATCGGCCTTGTTTTTCTGTCCGTCCTGAAGGTTTTTGATACCATCGGCATTTTCTTTTAGGGCGGCATCAATCTTGTCCATGTTGCCGTTCTGAACTTCAACATCATAAAATTCAGAAGCAAGGGGCTTGGTCAATTTGTAATTTTCGGTTTGATTTGCCATCAGTTCATTACCTCATTTCTCATTTGGTCATGGGTGTATGCGGCAAGCTGGGCATGGGTGAACCGTCCAAGTTCAGCATGGGTGTTATAAAGCTGAAGAAGGGTCACAATCAGATTTTGCGGAACCATCCGATCCAACAGTGATTCAACATCACTAAAGTTGTTTTTTGCCGCCAGCCCAATTTTCACAATAAGCTGATAGGTTCCTTCCATCACTTCAGCCGAATAATTCCCGGAACCGCAAAGGGTTTCAAGAATATTTCTCAACTGCGGAAGTGTGTATGGAAGTTCTTCATTCAATCGGGTCAGAATACGGAACCGACGATCTTCCAAGGTGTCTGTTCCCTTGGTGGTGATCCCCAAAATCTTTTCCCATCTGGACAGGCCCAAATTACCAGCCGTGGAAATGAACTGATTATTCAGAAGATCATCAGAAGAACCCCAAGCGGATTCAAATTCCGGTTGTTCGGCTTCTGAAATCCCTTTGAATTCCGCATAATCCCGGACAACATAGGGAAGATAATTGATCAGTTTTCTATCCACTTTCCATCACCCCTTCATGCGTTGATCGTGATAACGCTGGGGGAAATGGAACCCAATACCGGGATATGGTCAAGTTCCAAAGTGAAGTTGGAAGCCTCGTCATTGATTTTTGTATTGGCAATATCCAGAATACCGGAAATGCCCAACAACCGGCTTTCAATTTGGCTGATACGAACCACAAGGGGTTCCGTCTGATCCGCCCAACTTTCTGCCAGTTCTGTAAAATAACTTTCAATGGCTTCTGTCACATATCCCGAAACATCGTCCCAATCCCAATCCCGCTGGTAATACAAAGAAAAGGCCAAATTCACCGTTTCTTCTTGAACACCTTCCACCCTAACAACATGACCGATGGGTGCAATTCCAACGCCTTCCCCCGCATTCTGAAGGGGATCAACGGCGGTTTGAACCTGTTCCACCAAAGACGGGGAAGGAACCGTGAAAGTGCTGTTGATGATCACCAGCTTCACAGTTCCGCCAACGGTCAATTTATTGTTTTGGGCGGCATAGAACACCGCATCCAGCCAGCTTTTCACCGCTTCAGGAACATCAGAAAGGCCGCTGATCCATTCGGAAGTTCCTTCCGGGGGAATCATTTCAGCCGGGGAAAAATCGCTGTTCCAAGCCCGGTAAACCTTCACACCACCCACGCCGGGAATGGCGTTGACCTTTTCAATATAGTCAATGCGGTTTCCGCCGAAGGCTTGGGCGTTCAAGCTGTTAAAATAACGCTGTCTGAAAACCTCGGTATCTTCTTCATCTTCACCCGGAACCAAAATGGAAGTAATGGTGCAAGTCTGAAGGCCATCCACATATTCAATGGGGATCACCGTTCCGGTGTAGTTGTTCCCGGCTTCACCAGCCGTTTCACAGGTCAGTTCATAATTACCATTCCCACGATCAGCGGAAACATAGTAATTCAGTTCACCGATGGAAAAGCGGGTATTCATGGGAAGAAACAAGGTTGTGGGAGTAATCGCCATCTGCAAAATTGCGGGGCTTGCCGGTTGCGGGGAAAGGCCCCGTTCACCGGCTCTTTGAATCAGATAAGGGCGGCTTGCGGTATCAGCAAAGGTTTCATTCAATACCGTATCAAGGGCAATATACAGATTTTGCAGTTCCACAGCGGCGGGGGCGTCCCAAAGCCACACCAGCGATCCTTCACGGGTGTCAAGATTACTGTTGACAGACAGCGCCTTTTGAAGCATCCGGGCAAGGATCACTTCATAGGTCTGCGCTTCATACATTAGATTTCAACCCCCATTTCTGTATTGATTTCACCAAAAATGCTGACCACCGTGAAAGTGGTCAGCACCTTTTTCTTGTTCACTTCAAATTGAAAATTTTCAACGGCGGTGATCCGGTCATCCTGAAGCAAGGCTTCTCGAACCCGCCGTTCAATTTCAGGAATACAGTATTCCACATCTTGCCCAATCAGATTGTGAAGTTCCACACCATAGTTCCAAGAATGGATCAGCCATTCATAGCGTTCAGTGTTCAGAATCAAATACACCGCTTGTTCAACGGCTTGAATCTGATCAATGGTTCCAATGATGGTCAAGCTATTGTGGTTCATGCGGAAGGTTCTGCTGGGAAGCGTTTCAAACTCAAAATCCTGCCGCAAATCATCCCCGGTCTGTGGGATCATAGCCATTCCCCCTTTAAGGCCGGGTTCGCTTTGATACGATCCAGCACCACAAATTTTTTGCCCTTCTGCATCCGGGCCAGAAGCACCCAATCACCAACCACAAGGGCGTTGTGAACTTTGAATTTCTTTCGTCCCTGAATGGGGTGGTTGTGGTCTATGGGGGTTGCTTCACCGCCCCCGGTATAGGTATCAACAACCGGGTGGCCGTGGCTGATCACCACAGTTTGGTGGGAAACCGTCATATCCACTTCATAATCAGTGACATTCCGGGTCAGCACCAACATTTTTTCTGTGTAGATTGCTTTCTGATCCACTTGGATTTTCAACGGTGAAGCGGAAATCACTTCACCAAACAACAGGTTCACAGGTTTTCCAGCTTCCACGGCTTCCACAGCCGCCTTTTTTACTACTTCCACGGCATTAGGCAATGAATTCACCCCCAATCAAATCAAGTTCCATCCGGTGTTCATTATCTTTGAAAGTATGGGTGACTTTGTTCACCACCATGAAATTGTTGGTAATTATATCACCAAGGTTCAGGGCAACCACCACGGCGCTTCCGGCTCTTACCCGAACATCCCCAAACGCATCTTGGATGGTCAAGCGTCTGGTTTTTTGGTCATACAATTTCAACAGGGCATCCGCCTTGGCGGAAGCGCCGGTTTTGGTCTGGATTTCTTCAAAATACTGAAGAACGCCCCATTGGTTGATTTTTTCACCGTCTTGGGCCACATACAATTCCCGCTTGCCGGTTTCTTCATTGTTATAGGCCAGCTTGATTTTATTATAGGTCTGATCATCAATGCTGGATTCATAACTGAAATTTTCACCGGTTTCTTCATCAATCAGAAGATCAAGTTTCATGGAATTGATGTTTTTCAAGGTCAGCTTTCCAACATCATCATAAAGAACAAACAGTTGTTTGGTATTCATCAGGGTTTCATCCAAAGCATTCTGAATCATATCAAACAGGGTTTGGTTTTCTTCCACGATGGTTTCAATGGTGTACCCGGTATCTTCCACATCACCAAGGTTCAACTGAAAATCAGTTGCCAACCGTTTCAGAAGATCGGAAGCCTTCAGCCCTTCTTCTGTCAAAGTGTCCTTGTTCTTCAGGTATCGCAACTGATCAAAAGCCACAACATCAATGGTGGGGCCTTTGTCCCGCTTCTTCTTGAACACAAACCCATAAAACACGGGGGTTCCGTCAACCGTCAGCTTCACCGGATCGCCTTCTTGGAAGTTTAGTCCGGCGCACTTGACAACGGTAAATTCCAGCTTTCCGGGGGTTCCTTTGCGCTCCAAGGTCAGCTTGGCCCCTTCTTCAACAACCGGATATTGAATTGTACTGCCGTGTTGAATGAACAGTTCAACGGCCAAACAGAATCACCCCTTTCAGGAAGGCAAAGTAAGAACCTGATTAGGATAAATCAAATTAGGGTTCTTGATTTTATCCTTGTTCAGATTATAAATTTCAGTGTACCGGGAACCGTCCCCAAGATATTTCTTGGCAATATTCCAAAGACAGTCCCCGGATTTCACGGTATAGGTGGTAGTTTTGGGAGCGGTGGCGGTAAGCCGGGGGGCTTCTTGAACCGTTGCCTTGGGCGGCTCTGCGGGGGTAGCCGGTTGTTTGATGGTTACGGTCTTGGTTCCATAGGCTTTGTATTGCTTCAGGTTCACTTTCACCTTCACATCAAACCCGGCCCCGGCATCATCCGTGATTTCATAGTTTTCCATTCCAACTGTCAGGTTGGTATAGAAGAACATCCCGCCATTGGGCCGTTGCCGGTTCAAAATCCATTGGAAAGGCTCTTTGCTGGTTTTTAACCGCTCAAACAAAGAAAGGTAATAGCTTGCGGATTGCGCCCCGCCATTGGTAAAAGGATAGGAAACTTGGGGAAGCAACAGTTCAAAAGACACATCAGACAGGCCAGCGGCTTTCAAAATATTGATTTCTTCCCCATTGATCAGGGTCATAGTTTTGTTTTGGTTACTGATCTTCACAGTTACTTTGGAAGGGGTGATGGGCATAAGCACACCACCCAAATACATTTTGTATGCCATTACTCATGCACCCCTTCTTCAGAAACATCCAGCTTTTCAGCAAAATCATTGGCCCAAGCATCCATGATCCCGTCAAGATCGGTGTCACTGGAAATGTGGTTTTCATTATGTTGTTCAACATGAATTTCAGCCGTGGTGAACCGGTTGATTGCTTCACGCTCGGCAATATCCCGCAAATAGGCCAAATCTTCTTCCGCAATGTCAAGGGCATCACTCATAGCGGCGGTGTTCCCCGCCGTGTCCCCGGTGTTGCCATAGATACCATCAAGGGTGTTGCCAAGATTGAAGGCATCCAGCCCATCAGCGGCCCCCAAGCTGTCCATTGCGGAAAAGTCGAACAAGCCGCCCACGGTATCTTCCACACCTTGGCCGAACTCATAGCCCATATCAAAAGCGGCCCCATATTCAAACCGGCCCAACTTCATATCATCGGCATTCAGCTTTTCCATGACTTCTTCACCCTTGCCGAAGGTGGAATCCACCCAACCGCCCAAGCTGTCACGCCAGCCTTGGACGGAACCGGCAAGATTAGAACCGAAGATGGTATCAATGGCCGAAGCCAACGCTTGAAGCACGGAAAGAACGGTGTCCGCCAAATCGAAGAACAGGCGGCAAACGGCCCCAACCGGATCATTGAAAACATTCCCGATGAAGTTTGCAACGGTTCCCACAAGGTTATAGATCATCACAAATACATCCACAACCAAGTTCCACAAGGCAATGAAGATGTTTCCGATGAACGCCAACGCCGCCATAAATGCGCCGCAAATCAGGCCGGTTGCGGAAACGCTTGTACCGGCAAACTTATTGACCGCCGCCACAGCCGCATAGAACAGGGCTACAAGGGCAATCACCAGAATGATGATCCATACCAAGGGGCAAGCATACAAGGCCGCATTTAGGCCGTATTGCGCCGCTGTTTCAGCGGCGGGGGTGGCCGCTGTCAATGCGCCGGTTGCGGCAAGCTGGATCATCTTTGCCCCGGCCATAGCGATATGAATTCCTTTGGTGATCAGGGCCACGGCATTTGCGGCCATCTGCGCCCCATAGTACACCAACAAAGCCCCGGCCACACCATAGATGATGGGAGAAAGCCACGACCAGTTATCCACCACCAATGCGGCCCCGCCAATCAGAAGATCAAGAACCCAAGTGGCAACAGAAGCGATCCCGGCAAGGCCATTGATAATCCCATCCGTTACTTGGGTAAACCGTTCACTATTTCCAATCTGATTGATCTTGGTCAGGATCGGGGCAAAGATGGAAAGGGCCTTGTTCTGCATGGAAGTCCAAATCTGCGCCCAAGTCTTGGGCATACTTTCAAACTTGGCATTGGTTTCGTCAGCCGCCGCAAACATAGCGTTCTTCACCACTTCAGCGGTGATCAAGCCTTGTTCCGCATAAGATTTGATGGAACCTTCCGCAATGCCCATATAGCTTTCAATGGCTCTTGCAATTCCGGGGGCATTCTCCAAAATGGAATTCAGTTCTTCACCACGCAACGCACCAGCCGCCATTGCTTGGGTCAACTGAAGCATTGCGGCGGCTTGCCCTTGGGCCGAAGCACCGCCGATCACAAATTGCTTGTTGATCTGCTCCATGAAAGCAATGATTTCATCCGTATTGGCAAAAGCGGCCCCGGCGTTGGAACCCAAACTTGCAACGGCTGAAGCGGTATCAAAGTAGGCGGATCGGGAACGCTGGGCAGAAGCCATGATTTTCTTTTCCAGTTCTCCCACGGAACCGCCATCATCCACAATCAAATTCAACCGGGCCTTGGTGCTTGCCAAGGTATCAGATAGGCCAAGGATTTTCTTTGTTGCCGCCAAGCCGCCCACAGTGGCCGCAATACCTTTCAGCTTGCCCCACAAGCCATCAGCGGCGGTGGTGCCATCCCTGATCCTCCGGTTAAATCGGTCTTGCTGGTTTCCAGCTTCCCGGATATTTTCTTCAATTTCATCAAAGGCGGCCCCGGCTCTTGCCAATTCTTCACGGGCTTCACGAATGGCCGAAGTATCAACCGAATTACCGGAAGCCCTTTGCATGGCTTCAAAGCTGTTCAGCACAATGTTCATGGCCTTGTGCATTGCCTGAAGGGGGGCGGTTACACCATCATAAAGGGCGATAGCGGTTCTAATGGTTGCCAATAGGGGTTCACCTTCTTTCCAAAGGAAAAAGGCCGGGGCCAGCGTTTACCGCTTCCGGCCCCGGCGCTTCTTTCGTTCAAGTTCTTTTTGCTTTTTCTTTTCCCGTTCAACCCGAACATCAATAGCGGCAATAATGAACGCCCGTTCCTGCCGGTCAAGGTTAAAAAACTGGGAAGGTGTCAAATGAAGTTCATGAAGGCAATAGTAAGCAATGTTCGCTTCACCATCACCTTCTTCAATTAGTTTTTTGCTTCATCCACCTCATCCTGAAGGGTGGTTTCAAAGCCGCAAACCTCCTGAACCTTGGTCAGATAGTCGGCATACTCGCCGGGGGTCAGCATGGTTTTCAGAAGGGCTTCAGCACCCATAACACCGTAGCTGTCCTGAAGTTCCTTGTCATTCAGGTTGGGGAACACGGTACAGGCCACCGCCAGCTTGCCAAGGTACATATCATAGTCGGTTTCCTTCTGGTACTGATTTTTCTTGCCGGGAACGGGAACCCGCTTGGCACAGGATTTCCGAAGGGCTTCATCCTCGGTGCCGGTGATAGCTTTGATTTCCCATTCAATGGGCTTCTTGGTGGTTTCGTCCACAAAGCGTTTGGAAACCGCAAACTTCACATTTTCGACTTTCAGGGCGTTTTTCGCCAGAAATGCAGAAAGGCTCATTGTTAAATTCCTCCTATTTTGTGATTATAAAAGAAAAAACCCGCCCACATTCTCAAAATGGGGCGGGTTTTGACAGTGTTACTCCATTCCCGCCAGCAGATTGAAGGTTTCGGGCATCTCGAAATCCTCAAAGGTGAAGTCCATATCTTCATCCAAATATTCCGCATCAGCGTCAAACTTGGTCAGAATGCCGCCATCAATGTTGCAATCCTTCAGGATCACGGTCTGACGGCCCACAGAAGAAGTGGGATCTTCATTGGTCACCTGAATGTCAAAATAGACATCCTCGCCGGTGTCCTTATACCGCTTCATCATTTCACGGAAAATGCTGGTGTTGTAATGGAAAGTTGCGGAACCCGTACCAGTCCAGCCGGTGGCCTTGTTACCCTTGCCGGTCTTGCCCAAAATGGGAACTTCCGTCTTGTTCTTCTCGAAGTTGGCTTCAAGGTTGATAGCCTGCATGAAGTTGTAACGGTTTCCATCAATGGTCACAAAGCATTCCGCCAAAGAAGCGGAAATGGCATCTTTGGCGTTCATCACAGTTGCCATAGTTCAAACCCTCCTTCCTTTACTGAACATAGACGGTCATGTAAAGCTGGGCCATAGCGTTGACCGGGGTAACATAGTCAGCCACCACCACGGCCTTCTTGGTGTCGCCTTGTGCAACCGTCACATTGTCCGGGCTGAAGTTCTCAATGGCCCGGATATTCTGAAGTTCCTGATGGTGCTTCACAATGTCATTCCAAAGGCTGATCCGCCCGGAAGCATCGTTGGGAACCTTACCAATGTACTTGGTTCCAAACAGAACCGCAATATCATTGGCAATCTGATCCAGAACCCGAATGGTCTGATTGCTGGAAAAGTCGGAAGATTTTTCATCTGTAATGGAAGTGAAGGTGTTAATGTCCTCCAAAACCACCACATTATCATCCACCAAATGGAACATGAAGGAACCTTCCGTGATACCGGCTTCCAGTTCGCTTTGGGTGTAATCGGTATCAACGGCATATTCACCGTCATAATCCATATTGGTTGCAGACTTGTTCACAGCGGTTCCGGCCACCACACCGGTTGCCCAAGGAATCAGGGCGGGGTTTCCGGTATCACCCACAAGGCCGTTTTTCACGCTCACAACGCCTTCATAATCGGCCAAATTGCGGAAGCAAACCACCTGAAACTTCTTGCCCACATCGTCCCGCATACGCTTACAGAAGGAAGCAAACAGGGCGGTAATGGTGGGATTGGTGGACAGGCAACCCATAGCGTTGAAGGTATAGGCTTCCATCTTATCCAGATAGGTTTGATAGGTGGCATCCTCAACCGTGCCATTGGCACCGCTGGTCAAGGGGGTGCTTGCCGTAAGGCCAAGGCTTGCCCCGGTTTTGAAGTCCACATAATCGTTGTTCTTCAGGTCAGACATTTGAGAAATGGCCTTTTGCTGATCCACCTGAAGGGTTCCAAGGAAAGTGGAAACATCATACAACAGGGCTTCCGGCTGACTGTTTTCATTGGCTTCAATGACGATCCGAAGATCATTGCCACGGGTGCCGGGATATTTGGCCGTTGCATAGGTGCAAGTGGCCTTGGTACCAGACGCATTCAGGCGGAAGAAGTGAACCTTCTTGGCATGAAGGAAAATTTCACGCATAGGCTTCAGTTCATCCGCCGTGTACGCATAGCCGAAAATCTTTTGGGAATTCTTCTGGAAATCCCCAAGTTCAACGGTGATAACCTCACCTTCAGGCCCCCAATTCATTTCAAGGGGGATCGTTGCAATGCCACGATCAGAAAGGGTGGCGCTTGCGCTTGCAACAGAAATGAAGTTGATATATGCACCGGGCAGAATTTTGTTCTGCGTCAAAAAAGTGCCGCCGCCAAGGGCCATATCAATTCACCTTTCCTTTCTTGAAAAAATTCTGAAGCAAGCTGTCCACCTGCTCCATTGTGTATTCCTTGCCATCTTCCAGAAGGACGGACAGAAGATCACGCCGCTTGGCGTATCGCTGGAAGGTCAGGATGTTTCTTTTGGTGAAAACCGGAACCGGGGTGGAAACGGGCGGGGCCGCTTCCTGATCCGGGGTTTTCTTCTTTCGTGTGGTGGTAGCCATTTATTCCCCTCCAATCGTTCCAACCTCGGTTTCCAAGGTTTCCATATAGGTTTCTTCCGTGGGCCGGATCATGGGCAAGTTGTAGTTCACAAAGAAATGAAGAACATTGTCCACAACCTCATAGTTCACACTGGTTCCGTGAAGCTGATCCCCATTGGGAAGGGTGATGAAGTCCAAAACTTCAATCATCTTTTCAGCAACCGTGAACATTTCCGCATTATTGCCGGGGGCGCTGGGGAAATACTGAATATCAAATGGGTTTCGCTTGATAAACCGCCGCCCAAGCATGGGGGTAACTTCCGGTTGCAAAACGGCAATCAAAAAACAGGGTTCTTCCAAACCCTGTTCCACATCATTCTGAAAGATTTCATATTCATCCCCAAAGGCGGCATTCAGCGCCATTGAAATTCCTTTGATAATTTCATTAAGCATCAAAACACCCCTTCAGGAACTTATACAACTTCTTTTCCAGAATTTTTGGGGCTTGCTGTTCCAACTCTTGTGTGGAAATGGTCAGCATATAACGCCCCTTCACCCAATTCTTTTTCAGCACCATTCCGCCTTCAGCGTCAGGATCATAAACAAAGCGGTCACTTTCCCAATAACCGGGGATGAACCGTCCCGGCTGTTGCCGGTGGCCGTATTCGACATAAGACGCATACTGAAGGTTATTCAGCACAACAACAGTGTAATGGGTTCCACGGTGGCCCACAGGCATTACCGCCCAAGCATCCCGCAAAGTCCCATATACAACCGGTGTCCGCTTCACAACCTTGTTCAGCAAACGCCTCGCCAAGTCTTGGGCGGCTTGGCGGCAAAACCTATCCAAATCAGCCCCCATCAGCTTTTCCAGCCGTTCATTCAACTGTTCCATTTGGCGGAAATCGCATCTTCCCCATTTACCCATCAGGCGTACCCCTTGAACGGAACAAGCGGAATTTCTTGATGGTTGGTGAATACCCCCGCTTCACCGCTCTTGGAATAGGTGAATGTTCTTTCAAGGTCATTGAACCGTGTCACCACGATTTTACAACCAGCGGGGATTTTCACATCAGGGGAAATGAACAGCTTCACAGCTTGGGAAACTGCGGCCACGGGATCACCCGTGCTTGAAGTTAAGGTTTCAAAAGACAGTTTACAGGGTTGATCCTGAAGAAGCGGCTTTTCTTCAAAATCAGTCAGCTTTGTGGTTGGATCGGTGACTTTCTCTTTCACAAAGATGGAACACCGATCCTTCCACAGCCGTTCAAGGGCTTTTCTGTGTGCGTTCACCAGACAAACCGCCTGAATCGGTAAAATTCACGGGTTCGACCATTGATCAGATAAGAAATCAGGGCATCCAACCGCTGTTCAGGGGTTGAACTACCATCACCAATGGCAAAAACCGTGTTGGTATCGCCTTCCTGAATTTGCTTGATAGCCGCATCAAGATCAAACCCTTCCAACTGCCCGGAAACCTTCTTCATGTTCAGGTATTCGCCCACGGCCATATAAACGGCCACGCTTACCAGCCCTTCAGGAAGTTCACTTTGGTTGGTTTCATTCTGAACCCTATACTGAACATTGCGGATCACAATATCAAGCAAGGGATCATCAGCGGCCCCCGTTACGCCAAGGGCCATCAACATGGAAACAACTTCTTCACGCAACGGGGATCACCGCCTTCTTATTCATCGTTGCCGGTTTCCGCCGCCTGAATAGCGGCCAAAATGTCAGCCTTCTTGGTGGCTTCCCCAAGGTCAATGCCGTTGGTGGCGGCATATTCCTTCAGTTCATCCACGGTCATTTTCTTCAGGGGGTCAGCCTGAACTTCCACCTGATCCGGCTCACCTTCCACGGTGTAGCCTTTGGCTCTCAAAATGTCAGCCTTGGCGGTGTCATTGGTATAGGCCACCCCCCGATTGAAGATAGCCACACATTCACCGTTGGCCCACACAGCGCCAAACTTCTGTTTACCGGTGATCTTATACATGGGTCATACCTCCTTACTCCCGGCCAGTGTAATCAAGGCCGGTAATGGAACCGTGCAGGAAAGCGGGGCCGTGGTCAAGGCCGATTTCACCATAAATCTGCTTCTTTTCGGCGGCACCGGTCTTTGCCAAATCTTCAAGGAACAGCGTACCCTTGCCGGGAACATCCTGAAAGACAGGCGCACAGGCGGAAACATCAGCGATCAGAATACGATCATTGGGAACAAAGGGGTTGTAGGCAACGCCCATCTTGAAGAAGTCGGTTTCCAGTTCGGTGATGTTCATGCCGCCGATATTGCGGGAAGCGGGGGTGTTGTAGCCCAACTGCTTTTCATACAGGGCGGTGATTCTCTGCTTCTGATCAGAACCACAGAACAGAACCATGTTGCCGAACATGGCACCGGCATCAGCCATAGCCTTGAACAACTGCTTCAGAAGGTCAACGGAAATGGCCGCATTACCAGCGGCAATGGTGGTGCCGGTGGAACACAGTTCAAACATACCACGGGTCTTGTTGGCCTGATTGGAAGCGGTGGCCTTGTTGAAGGTGCCGTTCAGGAAGGTGAATTCCACATCACGGGCAATCTTCTTCAGGCGCTGGGCAACCTGCCAATCCAGTTCAGAAGTGGGGTTGGCCGCCTGACCAGCGGTGTTCAGGCCGGACAGCTTGCCACGGTTCGCCATCTTTGCATAGGTGATGGTGATAGCCTCGTGGAAGATTTGGGTCACATTGGTTTTCTGCTCACGAACCAGCGCAGTTGCGGCGGGGGCAGTTTCAGACGCATCTTCAGTGATAGCAGGCTGGGCCGCTTCAGGGAATTCATAAAGCTGACCGGTGGGGAACTCGTCATTCTCGGTTTTCATGCCACCGGACAAGCCGCCGATCATGGACAGGAAGGGGGTTTGGGTGGGGGAAGCGGTGAACAGATCACCGGCGAAATTGGGAAGATTGAAAGTATTACCAGTTCCAGTGATATTGACAGGCATAATCAAACATCCTTTCTTGTGTCAAAATTTTTCAGATTAGAAAAGCTGAATGCCTTCAGCGGCGGCTTCTCTCTTGATTGCCACAGCCAAGGCGGAATTTCCAGCTTTCCGGGCATCAGCCAGACGGGTTTCATAACCGCTGGTTTTGGGATCGGGCGGGGTGGTTACGCTTCCAGCGGGGGAAGTGCCGGAAACAGTGGGGGTGGTGTTGGTATCCGCCTTGAAAAGAAAGCTGGTGCCTTCACCCTTCACCAGCTTGCCGATTTCATCAGACAGGCCGGGAATGGTGCCATCATCAGAAACCGTGGCCTTCTCCAAAAACGCAGTCAGAAGGGGGCGAACCGTGGCCGGGTTGATTGCCTTGGCATCCTTCAGGGCGGAATCCACAGCGTTATCAATCTTCAGCTTCTTCAGTTCGGCATCATGCTTCTTCTGCTGATCGGTGTTGGCCGTTTGCAGTTCGGTGATTTGATTTTTCAGGGCTTCCACATCACCGGTGGACTTCTGAAGGGCTTCAAGCTGGGAATCCCGCTCCTTGATGGTGGCCTTTGCGGTCTGAAGTTCCGTGTTGACCTCATTAAACCGGGTCTTGGGAACAAAAGAACCGTTCAAGGCTTCCATCACCTTTGTTGTCTGATCTTCAGTCAAGCCCATAGCCATCAAACTTTCTTTGGTCATAGCAAATACCTCCATTACAAAATCCTTTTTTACCGTGGGTCAGGAACCACGATTTCCCCCGGCTCACTTTACCGCCCAAACCGGGAAAGGGGCGAATGGGTATGAAAAAACCACCACCGGCAACGCCGGGGGTGGCTCATTCAACAATATTGTTTTGTTCATTCTCTTTCAGGCGCTTCATATAGGCTTCAAATTCTTCCACCACTTCCGGGGGTGCGCCTTCCTTCAGGTGCCAATTATCAACTTCAGGCACAAACCATTCACTTGTGAAAAAATTGGGCATCGGCATCTTATTTCATCCCCTTCATCAATTCCAAAAGCTGTTTACCAAATTCCACCGCAACGGGACGGGGGTTCTCACTATCCATCCATTCACAGAAGCATTCAGCAAACCATTCTTGGGCATCTTGGGTGGCGTAGCCGCTCACCGCTGTTCTGGTGTCGGAAACTTTCAACCCACAAGCCTTCATCACCTTGGGACGAAGATAAGCGGAAACCTTCTTGGCTCTCCATCCATTCAATCCGGCCAACTGGTGGATCACAGAAAGGTAATCATCCACCGCATGGCCCAATTCATGGGTGACGATGGAACCATAAGTGGTTCCCGCTGGGTGGAAACCGTGGGCCAAATCATTTGCATAAAGTCTGTTCAATTTCTCCACATCGGAAAAATAGGAAGTGTTCACGGCAATTCCACCACGCCCCAAGCCATAAGAACATTGGGCATAAGTTCCACCGGCCAAGCGTTGGGCATTGATAGAATTCAGTTGCCCCCGCAATTCAGGAAGGCGGTTGAACACATTTTCATGGGCTTTGAAAATAGCCTTGGCGGTATCAACATCACACCCTTGCAAAGAAAGAAGCTGGTTCCCATCAAATGGGCTTCCATCGGGAAGGGTAGTCTGATAAAACCACCCTTGTTCTTTCATCAAGGCTTCCACTTCTTCAACTGTGGTGCATTCATCCACCGTTTTCATTATAGCGCCCACGGTGGCAACCGTCAAACCATCCTTCACGCCATCCACAAAAGCCTTCTTCCATTGAGTAAAGGTCATGTTGGCGGGAACATAGTAAACTTCCCCATCAGCATTCCGGGCGGCTCTTTTGCCTTCCATATCGTCATAATAGGGGCAAGTGGTTCCCCGGCAATTCGGGTGGAAGGGTGGGACAGTCACACCGGGTTCATATTGGGAAAGTGGGATCACCTTTCCATCAAGGGGCTGACAGATAGGGCAAGTACGGGAATCCAGCGTTTCCACAATTTCAATCTGTTCAACTCCCAAATCTTTATACATTTGGGTTTTGGAAACAGCGTTGAAATAGGTGGTTTCTGTGTGAACCAGCCGCCTTGCCTTGTAGCGGGAAGTTCCAAACTTCTTTTGAATGGCCGTGATAATCTTGGAAGATGGATCACCCCGCAACATTCCTTGAATCAGTTCCTTGTTTACGGTGTCCACCAATTCCGCCTTATTCGTCCAACAGCGATCCCGGAAGGTCTTTCCGTCTGTTGTCCAAGGTTTTGAAAGCAATGTTTCAAGTTTCTTCTGGTTCAGGGCGGTGAAATCCCATCCAAGGCCAATGCCCTTCTGAATTTCAAAGGCCCCACGGGTGTACCCGTTGGAAATCACATCTTTCAGAAGATCATCAATCCCATCAACCTGATTTCCATACAGAAGTTCAATTTGCTGTTGAATCTGAAATTGGATAGCTTCAAGGCGGCTGACATGAAAACGGGTAGAAGCGTTTTCCAGCTTCTTGATCCATTCTTCTGAAAGGTTGGCTTTTTGTGCGGCCTTCACATACTGTTCCGCTGTCCACTTGAATTCTTCAAGCTGTCCGGTAGTCAGCATTTTCCGGGCTTCTGCCAAAGTAACATTGTTGTTGGTGGCAAAACGCTGATACCAACTTTCAATGTCCTTTTGAACTGTTTGTTCAGCTTCCCGGTAAATATCTTCAAGGCTCTGAAGGTATTCATCAGTTTGTTTGTGGGCCGCTTCTTCAAGAACGGAGAACCGGCCCCGCCAATAGTCAGCATTTTTCACGGGGTCACACTCCCTTCTTGGTATGGCTGGGATGGTTGGAATCGAACCAACGGATCAGGGGGTCAAAACCCCTTGCCTTACCTCTTGGCTACACCCCAATATTGGTGCTGAAGGTGGGATTTGAACCCACACGCCTTGCGGCAACGGATTTTGAATCCGCCGTGTCTGCCTATTCCATCCACTTCAGCGTAAATGGTGACGCATACGGGAATCGAACCCGTGTTACCGCCGTGAAAGGGCGGTGTCTTGACCTCTTGACCAATGCGCCATGCGGTGCCGGGGAAGGGAATTGCACCCTTGACCGGGTAAGGAGGTGAACCCCGGCCCTGCCCCATTATTGCCCCGGCATATAGGAAGGCGGGGATTATTCTTCCCCGCCTTCAGGATCATTGTTTTTGGGTACATTCCCAAAGGCTCCGGCATATTCATCAACGGCTTCTTGCTTTTCCTTCTGAAGCCGTTCCAATTCCTTCTTCACATCGGTTGTCCACGGGTGCTGTCCAACAATGGTTTCATTGGACAGAATACCAACAGAAGAAGCGCAATTTGCGATTGCTTCAGATTCATTGATCAGAATATCCCGGTTGAAGATCACAGTAACTTCTTCATTCTCAAAGTCACCTTCACCTTTCGTTTTCATATCTTGGTTGATGAACCAAAGAAGCTGTTCAAAAGCCGCTTGAAATTCCGTTTCCATGCCGTTTGCATCAAGGTCAATGTCAGAATACATGGATTGGATGTTCATTTGATTGGGGTTCCCGCTCATACGATCATCCTTGGCATCATAGCCACGGGCGTTTTCAATCAAGGCTTTCTTGAACACTTCCAAAATGGCTTTGTAGTTTTCAGAATTGACTTCCACGGTCAGGGTTTCAACCCCACCATCATCCCGAACTTTCACGGCTCCAAAAGCGGCCAGATTGTGCCGGAACTCCCCAAGGTTTTCACCATCGTAATTCTTCAGAATCAAAATGGTGTTCCGTGCGTCCTCTTGCATATTGTTTTCAAAGTCGGAAAGCATGGTGTTAATGCCATCCTGAAGGGATTTCACCCGCATGATCAGCGGGGTTTCCTGTTTGTTGTACTTGAACGGGATCAGGGGAAAGCGATCCCACGCATAGGCTTCCGGGCCATCCTTGCCTTGAACCGTGATATAGGGCGCATAATCTCCAAGTTCAACATCAGGAATCAGGGTTGAACCATCAAGCACATAACGGTAAATCCCATCAGGCTTGTAAAGTTCCACCCGTTCAACCAACTTCTTTGTGATCCCGTCCCAAACTTCCTGAAGGTACAATCTTGCGGCGGCATCCAGCTTGGTATGATCATCGTCAGCCCAAAACGGCAAAACCTGATAGGCCGGAAAGCGCCGGAAAGAAAGAACGCCTTTTTCATCGTAATAGATGAACAACCAGCAAAGCCCACCATTGAAGGCATCTTCACCAAGGTATTTCAGGGTTCTTTGAAAGGCGGAATTGAACCGCTTCTTCAGCAAGGCCGAATAGGTATCATTTTCACAATCAAAGGTGATCGGCTTACCAAAAAGATAGTTGGTTTTCTGATCCACCATCTTTGCATACTGGTTATCAATCACCTTGTTATTGGGAAGGTTGTCAACCACTTGCAACTTCCCATCAGGCCCAATGGCCGTTCTTTTCCGGTCAAGAATATCATGCTTTCCATCATAGTAGCGATCACCGGTGATTTGGGCCATCCGTTCCGGTGACTTCTTCCAAGCGGCAATTTCCCGGCCAAAGAATTCAAGTTCCGTCAGGCCACGGCCAGCCCCTTCTTCAATCAGGCGATTGATCCGGGCGGTTTCAGTATTCAGAAATAGCATTCAATCACCTTCCTTTTGTGGGGGGGGGCTTGGAATCCAATGGGGCGCTGTCTGGATTTCTCCAAGATCAGCGTTTGATTGGACAGTTCCACTTCAATCTTCAAAGTTTTATAGGGCAAGCGTTCAGCCCATTGTTCAATCTTTTTCAAAATCTGCTGTTGCTCAAACATGGGCCGTTCCTTCCTATTGCTCAATAAACACAGAACCCCGGAAACACTTGATTTCCGGGGCCTGTTGTTACTACCGTGTTACTCAAAGCTAAAGGCAGAACCAACCAGCATATCTTCAAGGGCATAACGCATAGCGTCCATCAGGTGGTTAAAATCATCAATGGGAATGTTGATCTTGGTTCCAAACTTATCTTCATCCCAAGTGTAGTTTGAAATTTCAGTAATGAAGTTCACACACCGGGGATGAATGATGATGGTATAGCCTTGAATGTACTGAATGCCATTGTTCACGCTGTCCTTGCCCTTCCGGGCGGCTCTGATACGATGAAGGCCAGCTTCCCGCAATTCGTCAATGCTCTTTGGTTCGGCGCAATCGGCCTTGATCCGTTCCTTGGCATAGCCCATAGCCGTTACCCGGTCACAAATGGCCCGGTTGGTCAGGGCTTTTTCATACAGTTCATCAAATACCCAAATGGTCTTTTCTTCCTTGCTGACAAGCCCACAGAAAAGCGCCGTTGGGTCATTGGTATAACCAAAGTCAAGGCCAAAAGCGGATTTCACACCGGCCTTGGCGCTTACTTCCTTCACATTGAAGGCTTCTTCCCGCCAGTTCTCAAAGATCAGGCCATCTACAATGCCCCAACCACCAAGGCCAGCCACTTTATAGCGCCGGGGGTTGGTTTCCTTCATAGTCTGGAAAACCTTCAGATCAGCTTCATCCAGCCATTCATTACACAGGTAATTGGTGGTGGTTGCAAAAATCTGACCATCAGGGGAAATCCAGCTATCATGGAATTTGTAAACAGGGTTCCCTTGGGCATCCTTGCCGGTGATTTCTCCAAAGAACCGTTTCCTGATCCAATGCTTTTCATTCCACGGGTTGAAAGTCAAAGTGATTTGCTTGAACAGGCCGGTTTCTTCCGGGATAGCACCACGGATGGATTCATCAAGCATATTGAAATCATCTTCATTCATGATTTCATAGGCTTCTTCAATCCAGCACCAGCACAAATAGCCAATTTCAACCGTGATGGAAGTAACCTTCAGGGGATCATCAAGGCCCCTGAAGTAAATCTTCTGACCGGTTGGAATATAGGTCATTTCAAGGGGGCTTTCTTTGACTTCCCAATAAGACTGAACCCCAAGCCGGTTGATTGCCCACTTCAATTCCGTGAAACAGCTATCCTTCAAGGTTCTGAACACTTTACGAACCACAAGGGTATTGGCTTCCGGGTATTGCATCATTCTTTTGATGATGTTCAGGGCCGTGGTTTTAGATTTCTTTGAAGCACGGGAACCCTTGCAAACCCGGTAACGGCCTTTGAAGTTCCAATAAGTGGCGTAGCCTTTGCCCACCACTTCAGGAAGGCGGATCACCTTTGCTTTGGGGTTAATCTTCAAGTTGATCATCCCCCATGATAACCACAGGAACAGCGCCGCCCAAATCCATTTTGTCACTGAACAGGGCGTAACGCTTGCCGATCAATTCAGCGGCCTTGATCCGTTCTTTTGCGGAAACCTCAATATCCGTGATTGTCTGAATGCCATCACCGGCCAGCTTCAAAACCTGTTCGGTATGCTCACCCCGCATCACAGCGGTAAGGTATTCAAGAACTTCTTGGGCATCGGCAATCTTGGCGGAATGAAGTTTTTCAAGTTCGGTGTCAATGTACTGCTTCAGGTCAGCAAAAGTCAGCAATCTTTGTCCGATACTCTTTGCGGTCTTGGGCGAATACCCGGCCTTAACCGCCGCATCGGTAGCGTTGCCGCTGATCAGGTATTCATCACAAAACTTCCGTTGTCTGGTGTTCACAGGTATTCACCCCCTTTTTCAGCATAGAAAAAGCGCCCCCGGTGTTCCCGTTGGCGCAATTTCATACATACAGAATATCAGAAAAAATACTAAACTTTCAACCGGTCACTATCAACTTTCAGAAAGTCAGCGTTGGCGGTACAGAATGACAGCAAAGCCTTACCGTGAATTTCAAAAAGCCATTGGGTGGTGTATTCAAACTCTGCCGCTAAATCCTCCCATTTTTTCATCTGGATATATCGCCCGATCAAAACATTCTGCTGATCAAGGTCAGGAATTTTGCCGATCCGATTGAAGGCATCTTTCTTCATATCAACAAGTTCATCAATCCGGGCATTTATATCATCTTCAAGGGCAATGATCTTCACAACCGTTTCACCTAAAGTATCTTTTGCGCCGGAAGTCTGTACCTTGTCGGGCTTCAGCTCATAGTTTTGGCTGGTCAAGCTGGAACGCAAGGTGTTCACTGTATCTGTCAACCGCTGGATCAAGCGATCAGTTTTCCGAATTTGGGAAAAATAATCCTTGGCCCTTTGGCAAAGTTCTTTTTCAGTCACTATGTATCACACATCCTTTCAGATCATGTTGAAGGGGGTCAAAGGCTCACAGCATCAGGGTTTCTGGGATTTCCTTCAACATTCAAGATCAAAAGCGCATTCTTCACTATATAGCTTTTTTCTTACTATATATTTTTTCTTTAATTTGAATTGAATATCTGCACCATCTTGAATGTTGAAGGATTTTCCCGAAAAGCAAGGTATATCAAGGGTTTCCGCCCCTTCAATATCCATTCACTATTCCAACCACAACCGCTGAAGTGCTTTGGCGGGGGCGTTTCCTTGAAAGTTAATTTTCAAATAGTGGTTTGTACCAAAATGTAGGACAAACCACTTTATTCTGTTGAAGCATTAACAACGGTCAAATTCATACTTGCCATTCAGAAACTCCAATGATTCTGCCACAGTTTCGTTAGTCTGACTGTCCATTAAATGCGGGGAATTGCAACAGCCGCAAGCCCAAATATAAAGCCCATACTTTTTCTCTAATGCTTCCAATCCAGCAACAAATTCATCAATTCTATCCATTATTTGAACTCCTTCCCGGTCTTTTTGTCCTTCAGTTCAACCCGATTCAACAGGTCATAACCGGCCAAGCGGATAATGTACTTCAGAACAAAGATCAGGGTGTTCAGGCGCTTTTGCTGTTCATCTTCTTCCCGAATGATAGGCTTCAGCCCTTCATAAGCCGTAGGGTCAGCATACCCTTCTTTATTCTGCCAAGGTTTAGTTCCCACGATCCTTCAACCTCCCATCTGAAACAATAGTGATCCCGGTTTCTTCCTTCAGGGTTTTGTGAATATCTTCAAGGGACACATAACCTTTTTCAAAGCTATCATACAATTCAAGAACAGCATCCGTGAACCGTTCACACCGAACCGGGCCGAAACCAAACTTATCATGAAGGATCATCACCGGCAATCCCAACATCAGAAGGAAGGCTTTGTTGGCCGCATCCTTGGAAGCGTCCTGTTTGATCTTCTCAACATCCGCCGCTTTGATATTCACCACGGGTTCTTTTTTAACCGGAAGCCCCGCTTTCTTGGCTTTCCGCCGTTCAGCCCTGTTCATGGTATTCACTCCAAATATCATCAAAGCAAACCGGGATCATGGAATGAACTTTATCCAGAAGGATCAGGGCCACTTCCCGCATCTGCGGGTGTGCGGCGGGGGAACAGCGTAACTTCAGGAAGTGCCGCCACTCCCGAATGTCAGCGGTCATAACCACTTCCGTTTTCAGGCTGTTGGGCAGAACAGAACGGGCTTCTTGCGGGGAACAGCCTTCATCCAGCAAAGCAAAGTAAGCATCTTCAGCATCCCGCATGGCAATCTTCCAACAGTCCATTTTCACCTTTCCACCCAAGGTGTTTTCATTCCAGAAGCAAGGTTTGATCACGGTGATTTCAGAACCAAACCCTTCCTTGCTGTAATTGCAATAGCGGGTAGATTCTTGGCAATATGCCGCCAGCCGGTGCTGAACAATTTCATGGGAAACCCCACGATCACAGATGAACTTCACCGTGAAGGAACAGTGTTCCAGAACTGCTTCATGGCCCCGCTTGATGATACCAGCCACAAAAGCCGGGGCGCTGGTGTCAGTGATCTTGGCTTCAGACTTATAGCAAACCCGCCCACACTGTTCAAGGCGCTTCAGGATTGCGGCCCCATCAATCGGGGTGATAAATTCCACATCAGCATTGATAATCTTCATGGTGTTCATCCTTTCTTCTGGTAAGCATCATATCTCTGATCATTCAGCCGGGAACAATGGCCGCACACAGAATCATTCCAAGGACGGTTGATATTTGCACAGCCTTCACACGGATCACCAATGGTTCTGGTTGGTATGTCCTGAAGTTCCGGGTGTTTGATTTCCATGTAAAGGGCAAACAGGATGTTCCAAGCCGCCGCCCGAAGGTGGGGTTCATCCTTCATGCCCATCATGTACTTGGCAAGGTGGCGGAAGGCCGAATCAATCAGGCTGTGAATAGGAATGCCCTTTTCACAGTTGCGTTCCCCGTACTTCAGCGCCCCTTCTTCACAATGCTTGGAAACTTCTACAAGAGCTTCCCACGGCAATAAATCCATGCGGCCTTTGCCGGTGTGTATATCCCGAACCGCCCCGGTATCAAACCGGGTGCGCTCTCCACTATCTTTGATTTCCATTTCAATCATCCTTTCAGTTGAACCATTTGATAACCGGATCACCGGTGAAGCCTTTTTCCCACACATACCACGCATAAGCTATGGCCGAATCCGGGAACCGTTCAAAATCACCATTCTTGGCGCAAGAAAGCCGTGAACGGGATATGTAAACGGTTCGGGGGGGGGTGTCTTTGAAAAAGGCTCCCCGTTTTTGTCCCTCCAAGAACTGTACCTTCAGGAACATTGCCACTTTCCCACCGGGCCTGATACTTTCAAGCGCCCGTTGAACAAATTCAAGCCCCGCTGAATATGGGGGATTGGTGATAATATCGCCTTCAAACCCTTCCAAGGTTTCCTTCAGAAAGTCCAGCGGTTCAGGATCACCAAACCCCCGGTAAACAAGATCGGTGCTGATCACTTCATAGCCGTGGGCCTGAAGAACTTTGGAAATATGGCCTTCACCACAAGCCGGTTCCCAAATTACCGGGGCAAATTGTTCCAGTTCCAACAGCATTTCCACAGCTTTGGGATCGGTGGCGTAATAATCAAAGGCTTCCCGATTTTCAAGTGCATGGTTTGAACTTCCAAGGGTTGTGAACACTTTTTTAGAACCGGACATTATGAATCACCATCCTTTCCAGACACAAATACACGGCATTTTCCAAGGCGGCTGATCCACTTATCAACGATGATGAACCCACAGCGTTTGGTGATTTGCCGTGAAAATTCAATGTTGGAAAGGGCTTGGAAGTTATTAGAAATACAGTATTCCTTATATTTCCGGTAAACTGTTTTTGTGGGTTCATTTTCAATACCTTCAAGCCCAACTTCTTTGATAAAGCCAATGATGGGGTTGTTGCTCTGTTCATATTCGTCAAGCTGTCCCTGAACTCTGCTGGAAGTGGTGAACTTGGCATTCATCAGAACCCGGCGCAAGGCTTTCAGGCCCAACAAAATCAGGTATTCCATTGAACTTTGTTCACACAATTCATCCTTGATGAACGGGCGGAAATCAGGATCATTTGGGGTAAACTTGGCATCAAATGGGACGATCACCAGCCGCCTTTGAACGGCTCCGGTCTTATCCTTCATGCGGGGAATGTTGTTGGCGCTGAACAGGAATTTGGCATAGTTATTGAATTCAAAGGGGTCTTGGCCTTTGCGCTCCACATTCACCCGGTCACCGGTCACCAGCTTCTTGAACACAGAAGCATTGGCAATGAATTCATCTCCAATATCATCACCAATGTTTGCCAGCTTTCCGAAAAGTTCAGCGGTTTTGAACCTGTCCCCAAGTTCCTTCAGGTCAAGTGAAGCAATATTCCGATCCCCCAACATATTCTTGACCACATGAAGGAAGGTTGATTTGCCGTTGCTCTTGTCACCAATCAGGATGAAGGCTTTGCCAAGTTCATTGCGCCGGTAAAGGCAATAACCAACCATTTCTTCCAGCAAAGCCCGAACTTCAGGATCATTACAGGCAAGCCGGTTCAAAGTGTAATCCAGAAGTTCATTATGTGCGGCGGGGTTATAAGGCCAAGGAATCTTATTGGTGATCACAATATCCGGTGTGAACTCGCTGAAAGAATCATCACGGATATTGTAAAGGCCGTTGCTGAAGGCAATCACATTGGGGTTGGTGGCTCTGGTTTCTCCCTCTGTCTGGAACATTACTTCCAAATAGGACAACACTTCTGACCGGTGCGCCCGTTTCAGGTTGGGAATGTGCTTGATCATTTGGGCTTCAATTTCCATAGCGCCGGGAACATAGATACCATCCCGGTAAATGTGAAGCTGGTTATTGATCTTTACAATGTGATTATTGTTCTTCAGATACACCGCAAACTTATCAAACAGAAAGGTTTTATCCTTGAAGAAGATAGGTTTCTTGAATGCTTCATCCCGAAGGATAGTTTCAAGTTCCCGATCCGGCAAAGGATCATCAAGAATATACCGGTTGATCATGCGGATGGTTTCACGGGCTTCTTCTTTGGTGAAGTCCTCGCTTTGAAGCGTCAGAATATAGTTGAACAGGGCTTGGTTCCGTCCGTCCCCGGCTCTCATATCCAAGAACTTCATGCTGGTTTTTACCGGGGTAAGCCATTTGGGAAGGTCTTGAATATCATCTTCCGGGCAATCCAGAAGAACTTCCCGATCCACCCCATTGAAGCGCATAATGGCATAACTGTTGTTCCGGCCAACCTTGGCATCTGTTTCAATACCAAGCGCCAAGGTTTGCTTTGTCCAGCTTTTTTCCACATACCCTTCCGGGTTTCTGAAATAGAAGTGCTTTCCCCGTGTGGTCTTATACACCCGGCATTTCAGGCCCAAATCCTGAACAATCTGGAAAAGAAGATCACTGGTTTCCACATCATCCACATCAATCAGAATTGTTTCTTCTCCAAGAATCCCGGCGTATTCGTCAAGGTCTTGAACATCTTCAAGGCGGTTCAATCTTTTCCGCCCTTTGAATTTTTCAAGGCATTGTTTGTCTTTTGTCGGTACATATCCCCGAAAAAGTTGCATGGTTCAGATCCCCCCCCCTTCTCGGTCAACTCCATAGTCTTTTAGGCGCTTCCACGCCAACTGAATGTAATATTGCCTATCCAGTTCAGCGGGGACGGGAAGGGAAGATACATCGTCATTGATAATGAAGCAATGTTCCGGTGTATTTCCGAACTTTTCAGGGTTCTTTTTTCTTCCGTTTACCACTTTTCCAGATACTTTGAACAAGCCACCCTTGGAATGATCTTTGGACGCAAACACCCGAAAGGTTTTATCCGTCTGAACTTCACCGCCGCTGAATCGCTTTACAGACTTTGAACGGCCCTTTGCATCCCTGATTTTTTCCATAGTGATCACCGGGGAATAAAGCGCACATTCATACTTGCTTGATACCTTCACCACCTTCTGAAAATCTCGAAGGGAATCACAGGCCCCAATGGTTTCTTCCGGTAGTTTGCCGTGAACGAAGTATTCACTAATAGCCCGGTTTACAATGGGAAGGTCATAATCCAAATCAGACAGCTTCTTGACATAAGCGCCCTTGGCTTTAATCGCCCCGGTTTCCCGATCAATCAGAAAATAATTGTTTACATCCTTCTGAAAAATGTCCCCAATGAAAGTATCAAAGTCCATTTTCATTCCGGTTCTCTGTTCCCATTCCCAAACTACATCATCAATCTTTTCAAAATCCCGGTCATAATCCGTAAGCTGGACAATGATACCATCCGTGTTGTTCTGAACAAGTTTGCAATAAGGTTCAAGGTGTTCAACTAAATCCAGAAGCAAAAGCTGACCATTGATACAAATGGTGTTGTTGCTCATTGGATCATACAAGGCGGATTGTGGTTGTTTCATTTGCCCTGAAATGGCGTTGTCCATGATTTTGAACGGTTGACGGGCTTTTTTATCCCCCTTGCGTTTGAACTCAATGTTGCTGTCATGGATGAACTCAAAATTTTCAGGATGGTTCATCACCCGATAACCAATTTTGAATTGTTTCTGCAAGGAAGGGTAATAGGCAGTAACATCAATCACCAGAAAAATTCCATGCCCATGATATTTGGGAATGGCTCCATGACCACCGCCCCAAGCGAAGGTATGTGGAACACCGGCAACGGTTATATTTTCTTGGGCCTTCCCATAATTGTGATTGATGGGGTTCTTGTACCAGTCAGCCACAAAGCGATATTTCTTCAGCCGCAAGCAATCCAGAATTGGAAAATCAAATTCATCATCAAAAGATTTCCCTTTCCCGTTTCCACCCAAGATTTCTGCGGCAAGCTGGGCTTTGGTTTTTCCAATAGAACCCGTCCCAAGATGGAAGTGGTTCACAAAAAACATTGTGGTATTAAATTCCTCAATGCTCCGAACCCAAACTTCAACGGTTTCACTTACATCATGGCGGCAATATTTGACCGTTTCAGCCAATTCTTCTTCCGTCAATGGGCGGTCAATGTCGAAGGGAACCGTGGTTTCTTTGATGGAATGCCCCATAAAGGCTTCCAGCGCCTTCAGGCTAATGGGCGGGTTCGGCATCACATCATAGTTGATCAGGGGGAAGTTCCTGAATAGACTGGAAAACCGATAGCCGGGTTTATCATCAAGGATAATCCAGTCGTTCACCTTCTTTGGGTTGAACCCGCACAAAATACCTTTCAGGATGAATTGGTCATAGTGGCGGCTATTATATCCGGCCCAAATAGTTCCCTTGTGCTTCTCATAGAAGCGGCTCAATTTTTCAGGGTCATTGATGATCACAGTTTCTTCCTTGGCGTTTAGATCAATCAGCACCACCAGCCAATCATAAGCGAACACCTCGAAATCATAGAAGATCATCTTTTCACCCACTTTCTGAATGTACTTTTGGTGAATCAGTAGAAACAGCCCCGCCACGGGAAGGCTTCACCTTGGGGCCAACCGGGGCAAGCGCCCCGGCCTTGAAAGTTAAGGTTCAAACCCGGTTTGGTGTCCTTTAGGACACTTTTATTGTAAAAAATTTTACGCCGGTTTTCAATCCTCAACTTCAAAAACTTCATCAATGCTGATGGAATTGAAACGGGAATCATCATAATCCACCGCATATTCCAGCTTGCCATCAATAGCTTCCGCAATGTCAAGGACAAGCTGGGCAAACTGCTTGTAGCTGGTGAAGCTGACGGGAATGCCGGAATCCAGCTTGTCAAGGAAACCGATAGCGGACATGATCATGTTCTTGTCGTTCTTGGTGCCGTACAGAACCCGGTTCATGAAAAGGCGCTGGTTCTTATACTCGCCGGACAGAATCTTAAAGGACACGGCCAGCATGGGGCGGTTGGGGTCTGCCTTGGTTCCCTTGATTTCCATGCTCTCCACACGGGCTTCATACTTACCAGCGGGAATGGTAGGGAAATCCCCGCCGCCGTTCTTCTTGGCTTCCTCCACATCGGCCTGAAGGCCCTTCAGATCAACAGTACGATCAATCTTGTCAAAGTCGATAGCCATAATAAACTTCCTCCTAAATTTGATTTGAAATGATTTTTCCAATTTCTTTCACGGAATGGGCGATCTTTTGACGGTTCACCCGGTTCCCTTGAAGAACTTCCATAATAGCGGCGGCTTCTGTCTGAATATCCTGAAAGGCTCTGCGGTTGCTGTCCAAGCTGGATTCAAAGGCAACCAAATCAGTATTTACCTTCCGGCTCGTGTAATCAGCGGCCTTTTCCGCTTGCTCCACATGGGTTCTTAACCATTTTGCGGCATCATAGCCCATGCGATCTTCCACCAGTTCAAGGAAATGGCGGAATTCAAACAGTGTGTGAACTGAACCATCATTCAGACTGATCACACAAGGACAAGGATCAATCTTCATCAGGCATCACGCTTCTTCCGGGTGCGCCGGGTCGGGTTCACATCCATCTTGGGTGCGGCTTCCTCCACCTTGGGACGATCCCACAGGGGGCAAGCATCGGGGCCGCCTTCCTTGTGGCAACAATGGGCGGCATCAATGCTGGGGCAAAGGGGGATTTCCGGGTTGTCCCGGTTCTGCTGGAAAATCCGGTCACCATCCGGGCATTTGGGAAGGGTGCTGGTGTCGGGTTCCGTCTGCTCCACAGGGGCGGAATCATCCACTTCACCGCCGCCCGGTGTAAATGTACCATTGGGATCATCAATCGCTTCAGGATCAGGGGCCGGGGCTTCTTCTGCTTTGGGCTTTCTTCCCCGTCTGCTGGGCCGCTGTTCGCCGCTGTCAGCCGTTTCAGGTGCCTGGGTTGCCGGGGTATTGCCGCCGTGTTTCATGGCTCCTGCGGCCCTCTGGTTGGCTTCCTCATAGACTTCACAGAAGGCTTCATAATCCAGCGGGATTTCCTTGTTGTGAACGGTCAGCCGCCCACCTCCAAAGATCACTTCAGAAGTCTTGAAGGAAAGTACCCGGTCATTATCATCCGCCACGATACGGGCCACAAGGTCAACCATACCGGCAACCTTATTGGCAACCTTTTCCCGAAGGTTCGGGCGAATGGAACTGATTTTGTCACCGCTCTTGCGGGTCAAATCCCGGCTTCTGTCCTCATGGCTGATCAGGATGATGTTTTCATAGTCCAGACTGACCAGCCGCTTGATGGTATTCAGGAACTCGGAAGTAACCATGTCCCACGCCCGGAAGGAATCATCACTTTCATGCTTCCAGCCCTGCCGATCACAGATATACACCCGGCAAGCCTCATAGGTATCTTCCAGAAGGTCAACCACAATAGTTTTGAAGTCGTTCTGTTTCTTCTCCAACTCGGCCACGGCATCAGCAAAGACTTCCCAAGCCAAATACCGCTTGGTCAACCGCCCTTCCACCGTCACGGTGTCCCGAATGGCGATATAGGGGGCATCCACAAACTTGATGTTACCATCCGTGTTCAGCATCAGGGGATCAGGGAATTGATTGGCAAAGAAGGTCTTGCCGCTGAAGGGTGCGCCGTAAAGCCATACAACCTTCTTTTTGGTGGCGTTCAGGTTACGCCGTTCATTTTTGGGGAGTAACATATAGTTCCATCCTTTCTCACAGTATTCTTGATATTCACACCAACCGCAAAAGTGGTTAGGGTTCTTGGGGAAATCGGCGGCTTCAACCATGTGCTTCACATCGGTTAAAAAGCCAATGATTTTCATAGGGTCATACTGAACAGGCATCAAATACGGTTCAGCTTCTTTCAAAGCGTCCTGCAATCTATCCCGAAATTGCATCAGGGTTTCCGTTTTCTTCTGCCTGATCTTCACCTTGGGGACAATCAGGAAATACATATTCCTGATCCGGTGGCCGGGGTGGGTCAGTTCATACCAATACTTGTATTCGTGAAGCTGACCGGAAACGGAATAGCTTTTTCCGTTATTGGAATACTTGAAGTCATACAGATCAAAAGTGTTTTCTGAAGGGATTGTGAATTTTCCGTAAGGGCAATGCCCGGAATACGAATCATCACACCTTTTCCACTCCTGACAACGATCACAGATTTCATCTTTTCCGGTCAAATCCAAATCAACAGGAACCAGATAATCCATAAACCCGGTGAAATCAGAATCCCCAATAGGAAGTTCAAAGGTGCCGCCAGGTGGCAACAGGGCCTTTGCCTTTGGGATCATGGCTTCCAGCTTCATCATTTCATGAATGTGATCATCCGTCAGAATGGGGAAGCTGGATTGATAGAAGTCAAGGGCCTGTTCAATCCCTTCTTCAATGCCGGTATGAAGTGCGGTGCCAAGAATCAAGGCATTATCCGGTTCAGTGTCCGGGATGGTGTTCAGCCCTTCCACATATCGCAAGCGGTATCGGTATGGGCATTTATTAAAGAGATCAACCCGGCTGTGGGAAACTCGCATTGTTTCACCCCTTTCACAATTTTTTTGAAGGTTTCAAAGCCTTCCGGGTACAGGATGAAGCCAAAGCAACCGGAATTATTGATTTGGGCCAGATTGCGCTTCTGAAGTTCTGAAGGGGTGCCGTTGGTGGCCTTCAGTTCAACTTCAAGGGTGATACCCTTCACCACAATCTTCATATCAGGAAGGCCACTTTTTACATACCTTCCGCCGCCCCAACGCTTTTCCCAATACCCACAGGGCGGGGTTCCCATCCGGTCAACCGGTTCCCCCAAGGGGTAAATCCCTTCACTTTCCAGCCACTTTTTCAGGCGGGTTTCAAAGTTCTTTTCACCGGCCACGGCTTTTCACCCCCCCCGCCGAATCAACCCATGATCCCAAGCGTGTTTTGTGTTTTCTGATACGGTGGCCCACTCCAACTGGGAAGCCCTGCAATCATGCTTCTTCCCGTGTTTATGGTTCACCACAGGCTTGTTCTCCGGGTTTGGAATGAATGCCAGCGCCACAAGGATATGTAACCGGCAATTCTCACCATCCAGTTTCACCCGAAGATAACCGGAACCATCGTCATAAGGCTTTAACAATTTCCCGGTTTTCACAGAACGAACTTGGGCCAAACGGTTGATTTGATAGTTAGGGTGGCCGGGGCATGGGTGCCATTTAATAATCATTCACGGCTTCACCCCTCCAATATCTTGATCAGGTTGTGAATTCCACGGGCTTGAAGGCCCTGAATCTTGCCGGTTCCGGCATAGAACTGAAACAGTTGATCATCAGACTTCCGCCAGCAATGGAAATGGCCGGTTTGCGGGTTCTTCAACTGGTATTCAATCCCGTGCGTTTCAAACTGCTGAATGGCATAAGCGATCCGGTCAGGGTTCTTGGAAACCCGTTCTTGGTGGTTTCGGTGGGCGTGTTCCTTCAAGGCATCCCAAAATTCATCCCTTGCCATCTGCTCCACCCCGATCACCAACGCATTCGATGGAAATTGAAACACTCCCCATTGCCCGACGAACCTTCCAACCCACTTCATCACGCAAGGTTTTGTTAATCGTTTCTTTAAGGGTTTTATCCACAAGCGAATCCATATTGGTTTCATGAATAACTCTTTGAATGGCCCGATCCACCTTTTCAGAAACAATTTCACCCACAAAATCTTTGATGGTTTCACGGTTAATCCCGTTATCGGCCAGCATTTGGGTTAAAATCTTACGAAGTTCAACTTGTTCAACGGTCATTACTTTTCACCGCCTTTCAGGGCGATCTTCACATAACCGGCCTTGGCGCTGGATTTGGAGCATTCCGCCGCAATAGCCGGATATTTCTTCTTCAGCTTGGCGGCATCAATACTGGTGCTGGTGGTGGGTTCAACCAAAGTCAGGTTCAGAACATCACTTTCAAACTTCTTGATCCCGAACTTCACCATAGCATCATACAAGGCCGCTTTCATGGTCTTTTCTTGCTCCTCAATGGCCTTTTTGTGGGCTGCCAGGGAAGCAATGGCGTTCAGGGTGGCAAGCTGGGATTGCTGGAATTCCTGAAGGCTGGTTTCTTCATCAAAGGTTGCAGTCCCACATTTATCAGGATGTTCCGAACAGGCATCGGGGCAAGTGTGGAAGCTGGGGCATTTATGGCAACACCCATCAAACTTCCCCAAGGGACAGGGGTTTTCACATTTGATCATTGTTTGCACCTTCTTTCAAATAAACATCATGATACTGAAGCCCAAATTCACGGGCCGCTTCATGATCATCAAAGTAAATGTCAATCAGATTTTCCCCATACTTATCAACCACCCATGAAGAAGTTCTGTCCTGAACTATGTAGGTTCCAACCCCTTCAATTTCCACAACAGTTCCAAAGGGTAGCGGGGAAGCACAGGAAACGCCGGCAACCAGTTCTTCACCGGAAGCGCCATAAACAATTCCATCAGGCCGGTTTTCAGCCCACTTGCCGCAACAGATTTCACAGGAACAATAGGCGGTGATCCTGAATTCTCCTAAATATTCCGGTTCCGGCTCCACAGTAACTTCCGGCATAGGGATCACAGATTGGGTGGGCTGAACTTCAGTGGATTGGGAAGGCTCTTGGTTCGGCTCCACCTTCACCCCATCAAAGGCAAGCGCCGTAAGCCGCCCAAGGATGAATCCCACCACCAGCCCAAACAGAATGGCAACGGTGAACATCCGTCTGAACCATCTGTTCTTTTTAGCCTTTTGGGTGGCTATCCTCGTATTTTCTGAACAGTTCATCGTTGTAATCCTTTCTCATTTGTAGGGTAGAATAAATATCTTCCTCCACCGTCCCCGGACAGATCATCCAGTAATAGAAACACGGGCGATCTTGACCAATGCGGTGAATCCGCTTTTGGGATTGCTCCCACAGTTCCCACCCTTGGGGAAGGCTGAAATAGATGATCTTATTGGCCTTCTGGAAGTTTCCACCCATAGCCCCGGCCTGATATTGAATGAAGGTCACAGAATTGGAATGGAAGTTATAGGCCCCCAAATCCTTGAATTCACCAGACAGGATAGAAACAGGGCGGTTCATAGCCTTCACAATCCCTTTCATGCGCTCCATTTCTTCTGTGAAGTTATAGAACACAAGCAAGCGATCTTCCGTACTTTCCACCAGTTCCCGGAAAGCCTTATACCGGCTCGGATTATATAGGCCGCAAAGCTGACGGGCATACAAGCGGCGGGTCAAGCTGGTGTCACCAATCAATTCCAGCTCATAGCTTTCATTGGAACCCCAAAAATCTGAATCAAGTTCAAATTCTTGAAGGGTGGCGGTGTTTATGCTGATCACTCGATCCTTCCAGAACTTCCAATATTCCTTTGCTGGGGGCGTTCTGACCGGGATCATAGTTCTTTCAGGAAGGTAAATCCCGGCATCATCAGTGGTCATAAACACGGCTCCGTGTTCGGCCAGCTTCTTCTTCAAACGATCAACATTTTTATAGCCGGTGATCTTCTGCCGCCAAAATCCATCATCTTCAACCCATTCCGTTTGAATGTACTGCTTCCAGAACAGTTCCTTGGATATGCCCCACCCCAAAAGTTGGCATTGGCTCCACAGCTTTTCATATTTGCCACCGGTTGGGGTGCCGGAAAGAAGAATCACATTTTCAGGGTTCAAGGAAAGAATGAACTTTGAACGCTTGGCGGTTTCGTTCTGGATCAGGGAACTTTCATCAAGCATCAGCGTAAACCCGGAAAGGGTTTTCAAAATCTTCCGCCTGAAGGTCAATTCATAGTTGATCACACCAATCAGCAAAGTGGGAACTTCATGCTGAACCTGTTCCATGAACCATTTGAATGTTTTCGGTTTGGTCAGATCAAAAACACAGTTCCGGGTGTAATAGGTCTGAAAATGTTCAATCCAATCAGGAACCTTTGAACACTGACACACCACCAGATTGATCCGGGTGTTCAACTTCTTCATCTTTTCTGAACCAACAAAGGTTTTCCCAAGGCCCATATCAAGATAATAGGCGCATCGGTTATGGCCTTCTGTCTGGTCAAGGGCCTGTTGCTGGTGCTGGAACAGCGTAATCATTGAACCTGAACCACCTTGCCCAAAACCTTTTTGGCATGGGTGGTGGAACCGAACAGCTTCTTCACAACCGCCGCACAGAAGCCGCTATAATAATCGTAGGTGTCACCGTCCCCACAGGAAACAATGGTCTTGGTGCCATCCGCCCACAGAACAATGGTTTTGGGGCCGCTGAAGATAACCTTCTTCACATCGGGAAAAGGAAGCCGCTCACGCTTCCGGTGCATCCGGGAAGTACCTTCCGCCAAAGTAGCGGTAAAAGCGGCATCGTTCATCAGGTATTCCACAAAAGGCTGGGTCTGAAGAACTTCCACCTTTTCCACACTGAACCAGAACAAACCACTTTCACAATCGTTCTTCATGCCGGGGAACTCCACGCCAACCTTGGGGCCATTCTTGGCGCTCCCGTAATACTTGCCAACCTTACCGGTCATACCAGTAAACTTCCCGCTATATTCAGCATTGGGAAGAATCAGAACCGTGCATCCAATCTGCATCATCGTTACCATCCTTTCATTTAGGCAGTCAGTCCAAAGAAGCTGTTGAACGCTTCAGCGCCCACATACTCCCTGAACTTGGTGGGGTTAATGTAATAGTTCCAGTTGTTCCCGGTTCCGGGAACCGCATTGCCAAAGGGGAGAAGGCCACGCTGAAGGCCGATCCGCACAAACTGATCAGATTTGCCCATACACCGGGCCGCTTCCTTCACGCTGATCTTCTTCACCGGGGGCGGGGCATCCTTAACCGGTGCGCCGCCATAGCCCATCAGGAATTCAAAGGTTGTGCCGGTGGCATCGGCCAAAGCCTTCACCCGCTCCGGGCCGGGGGTGTTCTTCCCGGAAAGATACTGACTGATTGCGGCCTTGGAAGCCCCGGCCTTTTCAGAAAGGGCGGATTGGCTCATATTGGCCTGTTCCATAGCGTACTTCAAACGCTCTGCAAAAGTGGCATTCATGGTGACAACTCCTTTCTCACAGGTCGCACGCCTTGGAAGGCTTGCCGTTGGTGCGGGGACACACCTCATTGTGGGCCAAACACCGCTTGCAGAATTCCTTATGGGAATCTTTGGGGTAGTTGGTGGTGGGGTTTTTGACCGGCTTGTGATAACCGGTCTGGTGGTGGGTCTTGGTGTTCCGCACCACCTTCACAGGCTTGGTCTGCTCATTCTTCATGGTGATAACCTCCTATTTGCGATTAGTCGCCCCAATACTGGTCAACCAGCTTGTGGGCCATTTCCTTACCCATAGCCCAAACCCATTCTTTACGGGCTTGTTTGGCTTCATCTTCCTTTTCGGCCTGTTCCGCCACATAATCCCGGTTCAGGGTGTCCGGGTGGTAGTAGCGGACAATGTGGGTTCCTCCGTCCACATTGGAAATGGTCAGCTTGATCCGGCCATTGTGATTGAACCAATCATTTTCACACCGGATTTCCAGCCCTTCAGGGCCGGTGGAAGCCTTGAAAATCGCCACATCAGGCGGGGTGGCTTCCTGCTTGATGTTCAACCGGGGGTGAATCCGGCTGATCAGTTCCCAAGCCTTCCGCTTGGTCAGCTTCACATTCATTTAGCATTCCTCCTGAAACTCACAGTCACAGTCCGCACAGATTACACGAACTTCTTTTGTGGCTCTGATAATGGCCCCGCAACAGGGGCAAACATACTTCCGGGAACTCGAACCGCCCTTACTGGAACCCTTCAATCCAAGGGGCCGGGGGCGTACAAGGGTGAAACCCTGTTTTCCAAGGCTCTGAACAAATTCAAGGGCTTCCGGGGAAAGTGTGGTTTTATGCCATCCGTACTTTTCGCCCTTCTCCACCGTCAGGCCGTGGGCTTCAGCGGTTTCCTTGAACTTCTTGTTGTGATAGGTTCCAGAACGGGAAGTGTCCTGAACACCGTCCTGAAGGTTCTGAAGATGAACCATTTCATGAATCAGGGTTCCACAGGTTTCTTCAAAGGGGCGGTTCAGATATTCAGCGCACAGATTGATTTCATAGTGGCCTTCATCCTCCCCGGCCTTCCAAGCCTTCTAGCCGGTACACCATCCATAGACCCCACGGGTATGATTCGGGGAAACAGTGATCACGGGCTTTTCCAACCCACCATCAAAGAAGCGGGCGTTGAACTTTGAAAATAAATTTTCAAGTTCTTCAATAACCGGCTTCAGGCTTACTTCATTCATGGCTCATTCCTCCGCTGTGTCTTTTAAGACACTTTTTCAGTAAAAAAAATTCCCATAGGGCTTTTCAGATCCAGAATGTCAACGATCTTCTGAATCTCGCTTTGGGTGAACTCCGATTCACCATTGCACTTGCGATAGAAGGCAGATCGGGAAATCCCAAGCATGGCACACATATCGGATTTGCTGATGTTGTGCTTCATCATTTCATATTCCAGCCGTGCCTTATCCATCATTTCACTTCCTTCCTGTCTGCTTGGTTGTGTCGTTTAGGACACTTTCATAATAGCACAGCGGTTCACCGGTGTCAACCCCGTTTTTGTCTTAAAAGAAACTTTTTTATTTTTATCGAATTTTATGTTGCGCAAAAGACACAAACATGATATATTGGTAGTAACACAAGAAAGGGGTGTAAACACATGGCCGGTAACGATATGGCCCAAAAAATAAAGGATTTACGCATATCCCAAAACCTTACACTTGAACAGGTCGCCAATGAAGTTGGTGTTGGAAAAAGCACGGTCAGAAAATGGGAAACTGGTATGATTGCCAATATGCGCCGTGATAAAATCGCTTCCCTCGCAAAAGCCCTTCACACCACCCCGGCTTATTTGATGGGCTGGATAGATGAACCACATCGGGAAATTACAGTGGACAACCTTTTTCGGATTGAAACAAAGCAATTCCCGCTTTTGGGAAATATCGCTTGTGGGGAACCGATCTTTGCAGAACAGAATTTTGAAGCCTATGTTGAAGCCGGGGCCAATGTCCATGCTGACTTCTGCTTACGGGCAAAAGGTGATAGCATGATAGGGGCCAGAATTCAGGATGGGGATATTGTATTCATCAAAAAGCAAGAAATGGTGGATGATGGTGAAATTGCCGCCGTTCTGATCGAAGATGAAGCCACCTTGAAGCGGGTGTATTATGATCAGGAATCCGGGGTTCTTCAGCTTTTTGCAGAAAACCCCAAATATAAAACCATGCGCTTCACCGGTGAAGAACTGGATCATATCAGAATTTTAGGGAAGGCAGTTGCCTTCCAAAGTGATGTTAAATAAGGGGTGATCATTTTGTTCGGTAAGAAAAAAGAATTTGCGGCTGTTGGCCCTCTGGTTGACGGGTTGCCGGTTCCAGCTTTAACGCCAATCATTGCAAAGTTGATCCCGGAAGGGTTCAATTTGAAAGCCTTGACTGGAACCAAAAAAGAGAACTGGAAGGAATTCAATTTGTCATTGAACAAGGTTCAGAATGTTCAGTTAATGAATGAACGGGAAATCCAACAGGTGATCCAGCAATCGGTTCCGGGAATGGTCTTGGGTGCGGCGGCTTTCGGTGCGTTGGGGGCTATGGTTGGCGGAAGGGTTCAGACAAAAGAGAAAATCAAAGTTTCCACCCTTCTTGTGATTGATTATGAATCCGATGGGGCCAAACAAATTGTTTTGAATGTGTCCGACAATCTGAAGGACAGTGAACAAGTGGTGAAGCAATTCCAAAGCATGAAGCCCGTTCAGAATTCCCCGGTTCAGCTTTGACAATCCTTCAACATTCAAGATCAAAACCCTATCACTGTATTTTTCTATTTCTTTATATTTTTTCTTTTATTTGAAATGAATATATGAATGATCTTGAATGTTGAAGGAAGAACCCGTGAAACCATTATGGCACATGGATTTCATAGGGCTTCAACATCTATTCAAGATAAAAAAAAAGACCGCCCCCGGTGGTGGCACACCGGAAGCGGTCAGGCGAAACAAAACCCGTTTGAAGTTAATGTTTCAATCCCCATTGAACATTATATCACACCGGGTTTGGTTTTGCATACCCTTTTTCCTGAAAGGCTGGGTGATATAATGCGAAATCCAAATGGGTATGGGACAGTTGCGAAACTGTCAGGTAATCGCCGCCGCCCATTCATTGTGAAGAAAGTGATTGGGTGGAATGACAAGGGCCATCCAATTTATGAGATTATAGGCTACACAGAAACCCGTGAAGCTGGAAATATGTTGTTGGCGGAATACAACCGTGATCCGTGGGATGTTGACCGGGCCAAAATCACGGTGAAAGAACTGTTTGAACTCTGGAAGGAAAAGAAGGCCCCCAAGCTGGGGGAATCCAACCGTTCCTCTTTGTGTTCAGCGTTCAAGCATTGTTCAGCGTTGTGGGAAAAGCCCTATAAACAAATTCGATCCTACCAAATGCAAGAAACCATTGACGGGTGCGGGAAGGGATATAGCACCCAAGCGGCAATTAAAAACCTTTGGGGCCATCTTGACAGGTTCGCCCTTGAAATGGACATAATCAACCGGTGTTTTTCTGACTTGCTGACTTCTGATCCCATCCCACCAACCACCCGCCTTCCCTTCAGTAAGGAAGAAATCAAGAAGGTTTGGGAACATCAGAAAGAACCTTGGGTTGACACGGTTCTGATCCTGCTTTATTCCGGGTGGCGGATCAGCGAACTTCTGAATTTGAAGCCGGAAGATATAAACCTTCAGGCCGGGACGATGAAGGGCGGAACCAAAACCAAGGCGGGGAAAGATCGGGTGGTTCCCATCCATTCCAAAATCCGGCCCTTGGTTGAAGCCCGTCTTGCCGAAGGTGGCCCCCGGCTGATCAGCTACAATGGGCGGGTTTGCAACCAAACCCAATACCGGATTTTTTGGGCGGACATTATGAAGGCTCTTGAAATGAAACACACCCCGCATGAATGCCGCCACACCTTTGAAACCCAACTGGACAGCGCCGGGGCAAACCGGAAGTGTATTGATCTTCTCATGGGTCATGTGTCCAAGGACACAGGGAACCGGGTCTATAATCACAAGACATTGGATGAACTGAAGGCCACGGTGGAACTTATCAAATAGGGTTCAATCCGGTGAACATTATAGGCCGCTGAACACTGAACTATTAACACGGTAGTAACAAAAAAGGCGGGAACCCCTGAAAAATCAAGGGTTCCCGCTTAATCTGTTTTTATTATACCATAAAAAGCCAAAAAGTTTGCCATTTGCACGAAACATTCTCTCAATTTGCTTCTTTTTGAGCACTTGTGCTTAATGAGGACTGCTTTCTAACCCCACTCCTTCCGTCACGGCTATCGCCGTGCCACCTCCCTCAAGGAGGGAGGCTTTTGCCCTGCGGCCACGTTAAGGCTCCCTCCTTGAGGGAGCTGGCGCCGTCAGGCGGCTGAGGGAGTTACCCAAAATATTCCTGCATCAGCGCCTTTTTCATCAGTTCCAGCTTTTCAAGGCTCTGCTGTACAGTCTGCTTCTGCTGGTCCACACGTTCCACAAAGGCGGCAAACTCGTTTTGGAGGGGAAGTGGCGGCTCCATTATCTTCATTTTCTTAAAATTGGGAACCGTCAGCTGTGCCTGACTTGTTCCGGAGCTTTTAATGTCCAACATGTCAATTGAATATTTCAGATAAACGACATTCAGCTTATCTCCCGGAACTGCCGTTATCAACCTCACGATCGGGGTATATCTTCCTTCTCGTATAAAGCTGTAACCAATCGTTCCTCGTGCGGAAATCGTTACAGATTTTTCTTCTACCCTGTAATTCTTTGCAAAGCCTTGTAAGCCCAAATTTTCATATCCATTTGCGTACACAGGAAACTCAAATTCGTCCGTCTGAATCTGCGACATCTCAGACGGCTTATCGCCGCCTGCAAATATCTCCTTGCACAAATCATTTAAAGCGGTCATCGGAAAGTTGCTTTCATTCGCGGTAAACATTTCTGCAAACCGCACCTTTACCAGTTCGTCCAGCTTGGCAAGTTGCTGTTTGCGGAGGGATATCAACTCTTCCGACTTCTTGAATTTTTCTGCAATAGCCTTTTGCTCTTTTATTTCCGGCAAAGGAATATTGGCGTTTAATAAGTCTTTTGTTCCTAATCTCGGCATTTTTGCACCGGCTGTTTTAGATACAGCCCAGTTTACAAATCCGTCAGAGCGAAGAAACACTGCAAGATACGAGCGGTCAAGTTTTCTAGCATCTGGACGAAGTGGCAATAATTCTGATGTACAAAATCCATTTCTTTCAGGAAGCACGACCTTATTTAAGTTTGGGCGCAATTTGGAATATAAAACATTTTCTGTATCAAATTGAGTGATTGAACCATTCAGACCATCTTCACCAACAAAGTTATACTCGACAACTCGTCCCGTTTGCTGTTCAACCATGTCAAGATTCAAAAGCCACGCTTTGCTTTTATCAATCATCTTGGTACTAGCCGAAACCTTGCATACCTCTCCCAACTTCGCCATCACACCATCTCCTCCCACACCTGTATATTATTCCGATTTTTCGTCATCTTTTTCCGTTGCCACGCTCTCAATCATTCCGGCAACCGTCTGCCCCAGCAGCATGGTACTTGCATTCTCGGCAGTGACCACCGGGCGGCCAGTCTTGGATTCGATTTCCTTCCGGGCATTTCCAGCCACCGCGCCGCCCTGTTTGGCAACGACACGGTTTTCTTCCAGCCCCTGCGGATTCTGGGCATTTGTCAGCTCCGTTGTGGTGGCTTCTGCCAGCATATTCAAGGCCAGTTCCAGGGTACTCATGTTGTCGCGCAAATTTTCCTTTTTCAGCCCTTTGAAGTTTTTATATTGCCGTGTGTTCATACCAGACCATGCCTTCGTCACCTCGTCCGTCAGAATGGCATACTCCTGCCCCTCTTTCACGCCGTGCACCTTCCATGCATCGGTCAGCTCTTTTCGGGCGCGGATGGTTTGCAGCCGCTGGTTGATCCATTCCGGGGAATAGCCTTTTTGGGCGTAGGTATCGAGTGCGCGCTCGATGGTCAGTTCCGGGTCGATGATTTCCTCGATGCGTTCCCGCCCGACCATTGCCAGCCACATCTTGAACGGTTCTGCCTTTTTGGACGGCACCGACTGGATGATGCGCAGGAGCTGTTCCGTGTTGGCAACATCGGTCAAACGGCGTTTTCCGTCTGTCGCTTTCATTTTCAACTGGTGACAATTTGTCACCAGTTCACTGCCCTCAGCTTTCAAGCGTTGCTTCAACTTATTCCAATATTTTCGCCCGGTGTTGTAATCTCCGCTTTCTGTTAAAACCGTCACAACATCAACGATGGAGAAGTACCATTCTTCCTGCGTTTCATCCCATGCGGTACGAATCGGTCGGTCCTCAAACATTTGCAGTTTATCATTTTCTGTCATCGCATTTTCCTCCGTCATACCATTTCTTCCAGTTCTGCCAGACCCTTGGTGATCTCCATTTCTAGCTCATGCAGGTCAGCAAGGATCTCCGTGGTCGAGGGGTACTCCACCGGCACATACTCGGTCTCCTTGTACTTATTGATGGACAAATCGTACCCATTGGCGGCAATTTCTTCTTTGGGTACAAAGAAGCTCTGCTCGGTGCGCTTGCGGTCAGTTTCGGTATCGAGGTTATGGAACCGGGCGATGATGTCCGGGATATCGTTCTCCTTCACCTCGGTGCGCTTGTCGTCCAGCGAGAAACCGTCGGCTTTCATATCGTAGAACCACACCCTGTCGGTGCCGCCCGCGCCGGTCTTGGTAAACACCAGCACCGCTGTGGACACGCCTGCGTAGGGCTTGAACACGCCGGAGGGCATGGAAATGACCGCCCGCAGCTGATGGTTTTCAATCAGTTCTTTTCGGATGCTCTGGTGCGCTTTGCTGGAACCGAACAGCACGCCGTCCGGCACGATGCAGGCACAGCGACCGCCGGTTTTCAGCATCCGCAAAAAGAGCGCGAGGAAAAGCAGTTCTGTCTTTTTGGTGTTGGTGACGGCTTTCAGGTCGTCGTTGATGCTCTCGGCGTCCACGGTGCCCTTAAACGGCGGGTTCGCAAGGCAAACGGTGTACTTGCTGCAAATGGAGTTTTGCTTCGACACGCTGTCCTTGTAGTCGATCTCCGGGTTCGTGATGGAGTGGAGCATCAGGTTCATGGCCGAAATGCGCAGCATGGTGCGGTCCATGTCAAAGCCGGTGAACATCGGGCCGGCAAAATGCTGCCACTGCTCCGGGGTCATGCTGTCCTCGTAGTGGGTGCGGAGGTACTGTGCGCTGGACACCAAAAAGCCCGCCGTGCCGCAGGCGGGGTCGCAGATCAAGTCGTCCGGCGTGGGCTGCACCAGTTCCACCATCATGTCGCGGATGTGCTTGGGCGTGCGGAACTGGCCGTTCTGCCCTGCGGTTGCCAGCTTGCCCAGCATATACTCGTACAGGTCGCCCTGCATATCAAGGTCGGCAATGTCGTGGGTGTAAAGATCCTCCAGCCCGGTGATGATCTTTTGCAGCACCTGCGGCGTGGGGATCAGGAACATGGCATCGTCCATGTACCGTGCAAAAGCGGTGTTGCCCTCGTCCGGGCGGGTGGGGTCGTCTGCGATCTCCACCAGTTCGCCGTTCGCATCAAAGTCCGGCAGACGGCCATACTTCATCTTTTTGATGGCAGGGAACACCCGCTGCTGCATGGTCAGGAAAATCTCACGGGAATCCTTGTCCTTGAAGCGGCTCCACCGCATAGACTGCCCTGCCGCGCTGGCCGGGAAGATGTGCTCCATCTTTTCGCCCGCCATGTTCTCAAAATCTTCGGTGGCAAGCTCTTTCTCGTCCAGTGACCGGATGAACATGAGATAGGTCAGCTGTTCAATGACGGTCAGCGGATTGGTGATGCCGCCTGCCCAGATGTCCGTCCAGATCTTGTCTACCTTATTTTTAATGGCTCCTGTTACCATGCGTTCCTCCTGAATGTTTGCCAATTGCAAACGCTTTGCATCTTGAATTTTTGGTGATAATATCACAATTTTATTATAGCAGTGTATGATTGCATTTTCAATGTAGAGCGTTTATCGTAAGTGCTTTCTTTATCGCAAGGCAAGAAATCAGTGGAACGTTAAAACAGCAATTTGCGATATGCAATTCAACGCTGTTGCTGTTACATGAAGATGTTGAATTGCTATAAAACGGTAAAGTGGATTTTATCTGCTTTGCCGTTTTTCTTTTTGTCCCAAATTGTGAAATTTTCAAAACTGTATTCAAAAAGGGCTCTGCGGATTCCTATTCGTGTAAGGGATACACAAGAGAACCTTGCAACGGACATTGAAAATTCTATGAGCCACCCCAGCAGGATATCTCTGGTATGGAATGTGTATTCTGCGCGTCTTACCAGAAAACACGTCGGAGAGAATCGGGCAGGAACGGGCTGGGACAGAGTGGACGGTAGCTTAGAGCAAGATTCGCCCATAGCCGCTCAAAACTCACTTTCGTAGTTTTCTCCGGCTGGAAATCTTGATGGGGATCCCGTTCCCCATTCTCACGGTGCGCACAAAATTTTAAATTCTGGCTATCTGGCTCCACATCAATGTGTTCGCAGCCGAACGCCTGCGGCTTATCGGGAGTTGCTTCGCAACGATAAAAATTCAAGAGGATCACACCTATGAATCGACCCAAAAAGGAGAAAGGCATCAGAAGGACTCATAACGTAATGGTTCGCTTTAAACAGCGCTGTCTTCCGCCCCACACCCTGGAATCCAGCCGGATGTGCAAGTCCACAGAGGACTTTCCCATTCGGCAGGGACTTTTGAAAATAAGAAGGAGGAAAATCTTCAAGAACAACAATTTATTTGAAATCGTAAAGCTGAATATCACCACCCGGCAGGCCGCAGAAGCCTATGGCTTTCGTCCAAACCGCAGCAGCATGATTTGCTGTCCATTCCATGCAGACCGCAATCCCAGCATGAAAGTGGATTTTCGGTTTCACTGTTTTGGCTGTGGAGCGGATGGTGATGTGATAGACTTCACCGCAAAACTGTTTCAACTTTCTTTGCGGCAGGCGGCTGAAAAACTGGCTACAGATTTTGGGCTTTCTGCAACAGATAATTTTCAACCACTTCCCTGCAAGCCGGTGGAAAAACCGCTAAGTCCGAAAGATCAATTCTACAAAATCCTGTGTGGCTATCGTTCTCTGCTGGCAGATTGGCGCATGGCCTATGCACCCAAAAATCCAGAAGCATCCCTGCATCCTTGTTTTGTAGCAAGTCTACACTATGCAGACCGTGTGCAATATCTGCTGGATATTCTTTTGCAGGAAAGTCCAAATGAAAAGCAACAACTATTGAACGGAAAGGAAGTGACCGCCCTTGGAGAAGCAATCGAACGATGCAAAGAAATCGAAGGAGCAGCATAGCGCACCTGCCCGAAACTGGGTGGGTGATAACGGAAAAATCATTGAACCATTGTTCGCAGATTATTTTTTGAGCCTGCACCCCATGCGCTGCTTTCAAGGCAGGCTATTTACGGTGGATGGCATGATCGAGGATGAAGCCCCATTGAAAAAGGAAATCTATGAGCAAGTCCGCTATTACGCTACCACCAGCGTAGCACGACGTATTGAACATATCATGCAGGCCATCAAGCTGGCCTGTGCATCCGAGTCGCCGGAGATTCAGACAGACCGCATCCATGTCCGAAACGGCACATACTTTGTGGACGGTCACTTTACCCCTGAAAAAGAATACTGCATGAACCGACTGCCCATCTCTTATGTGCCAGAATCACCAGCACCGACACGCTGGCTGCAATTCTTGAACGAACTGCTATACGAAGAAGATATTCCGGCCTTACAAGAATACATTGGCTATTGCCTGCTGCCTGTTACCAAAGCGCAGAAAATGCTGCTGATGGTCGGCAAGGGCGGCAATGGAAAATCCAGAATCGGGCTGATTCTGCGAGAATTGTTCGGCAACAGTATGTACACAGGCAGTCTGCAAAAGGTAGAAACCAACCGCTTTGCCCGTGCAGACTTGGAGTATAAGCTTCTTCTGGTAGATGACGATATGAAAACCGAGGCCCTGCCGCAGACCAACAACATCAAGACCCTTGTTACACTGGAAGATAAAATCGACATTGAGCGCAAAGGACAGCAGAGCGTGCAGGGTACGCTGTATGTTCGGTTTGCCTGCTTCGGAAATGGCAGCTTACACGCACTCTATGACAAGTCTAACGGTTTCTATCGCCGCCAGTTGTTGCTCACCACTAAGGAAAAACCTGTTGGCCGGGTGGATGATCCTTTCCTCATTGACAAGATGCGGGGTGAAAAAGAGGGTATCCTGCTTTGGGCATTGGAGGGGCTGCATCGGCTGATTCGGAACAACTATCGGTTTACCATCAGCGAACGCACCGCCGCGAATCTGAAAGAAGCGATGGAGCAGGGCAACAATATCCTGGGCTTTCTCAAATCTGAGGGCTACTTTGAAATTCGGCAGGGGGCCAAGTGCAAATCCACGGATTTCTATAAAGTCTATGAACGATGGTGTCTGGACAATCTGGAAAAGCCACTGGCCGCATCCACCTTTATCCACCATCTGAAAGACAATCAGAAAAGTCTGGGCATTGTCTATGATGATAAGTGCATCGGCACAAACCGGGGCTTTCACAATGTAGCCGTTGACCTGTTTTTACCCGTTGATGTTCCAAGTCCGTGGGATTAAAAAATAAGAATCAACTTGAAAAAGCCCTGCTCAGCCTGCTCACAGTGTGCAAAAGGTGCAGGATGAGCAGCGTGAGCAGGTGATTTTGAACTTACATCAAAAATAAAACATGGAGGTTTTGCCTATGAACAAATCTCGGCCTGTTGCGACCGAAACTGTGAAATCTTTAAATTATACGAAAAATATCTTGCAGACCATTCCGAATAACGATACAATGGAGGTGGTCACTCGAACCAATGCCGTCAAGTCTCCGACCAACAGCCCTAAAGCCCCGAAGCTGGTGTACACGGTGAAGGAAGTCGCTCAGATGCTGGCCATCAGCCAGCGCGCCGCCTACAACCTGTGCAACAGCACCACCGAGTTCCGTGTCCTGCGGGCAGGTGGAAGCATCCGCATCCCGAAAGACAGCTTCGATGCATGGCTCTACCGGGCAGCTTGATAAGGAGGCAAATCTATGGCATATATCACGAAACGCGGCAGTTCTTACAGTGTCCGCTACACCTATCAGGACGAGCACGGCAAGAGCTGCGACAAATGGGAGAGCTTTCCCACCAAAGAGGAGGCGGTGAAACGCCAGAAGCAGATCGAGCATGAGCTGGCAACCGGCAATTTCCTGATCCCGTCCGCCGTGACGGTGGCAGAGTTCCTGATGGACTGGCTGCCCAAGCAGTGCAGCAAGCACAAGTGGGCACCGAAAACCTACCAGTCCAATCTGGCCCTCATCCAGAACCTCATCATCCCTTATATCGGGGAGATGCAGATGCAGAAGCTGCGACCCTACCACATCGAAGCCCTGTACGACACCCTGAGCAAGACCCCTTGCGGACAGTATGTGGGCGGCAAGCGGCGAGACCTCTCGCCCAAGCAGCAAAAGCGCACCCTCTCCGGCACTACCCTCCATGAGGTCCACCAACTGCTGCACAATTCCTTTCTGCTGGCGGTGGAGTGGGGCATCCTCATCAAAAGCCCCGTCCCGGTGGAAGCTCCCAAAAAGACAACCCAAGAGCGCAGCATCTGGGAGGTGGACGAGATGCGGGCAGCACTGGACAGCATGGAGGACCCCATCCTGCATCTGGCGGTACACCTGACGCTGGTGGGTGCGCTGCGGGAAGGGGAGGTGGCAGGTCTGACCCCGGAGGACATCGACTTTGATGCCGCCAACGGCATGGGCACCTTCACTGTCAACCGTTCCATGCAGCGGGTGCAGAAGGACACGCTGGCACAGGTGGACAATGGCTGCATCCTCCGCATCTTCCCGGACAAGCTGGAGGGCAGCAAGACCTCCCTCATCCTGAAGGATACCAAGACGGAAGCCTCCTGCCGCACCATCTTTATGACCGCCGCCCTGCGGGAGGAGCTGAAGCAGTGGCTGGAACGGCT